GGTTCTGCTTCCCATGCTCTATGCGGCGATGACCGTCGTTCTGCTCCAGCTCGCCCTCCTGCTGCATGAAGTAACCAGAGCAATCAGAACCCTGCCCGACCGGATCATCGAACTCGCCAGCTCCGAGTGCCAGGCCACAAGAGAGGCCGCGCTTCAGGCCATTGCCGCACTTCAGAAAGATGCGGTCAAAGAGATTGATACGACCAGATCTATGCTGATTGGACGCGCCGACCAAAAGATGGATCGAATCGTTTCCATATTGGATGAGCGCACCAGAGAGATCCAGAGGGACGTAGCCGCTGCGTCGAGCCGGGCTACAGAAACCGCGACCACCGCTACGTCCCTCCTGGAAGATGCTCGTCCAGCGGTTCAGGCTTGGGCGAAGATCTCTCCAGAGCTGGCGGCAAACACCCTGGGACTCGTGGCCGCCTCCAAGGTTACCGCCGGACAAGCTGCGCAGACCATGCGTGAGATCCAGCGGGCCACGCCGGACATCGTTGCTTCGATTCAATCCTCCGCAACCGCCTCTCAGCAGGCGGCCATGTCTGCGGCGCAGACCTCTCAGAACCTTGCCATTATCACCAAGCCCGGTCCACGGTGGCTGCGGTATTTGGGGATCGGCGCCGCTGTCGCCGTCCCCGCATCGCAGGTCGCAATTCCTGCGGTGTTGGCTGCGAAGTAATTGAAAAGAAAGGAGAAATGCATGAACAGGGTGCTGAATGCTGTAGCCCGAATCGGAAGGGCAATCACTTCGATTTTCACCGGAGCGCCCGACGCGCTGGTGGCCGCCGTGGAGACTGCTTTGATCACGGCAAAGCCCTACTTCCCGTATGCGCTGGAGCTTTCCGAGCTTGCTGCCAAGGTGTTTACGCCGGGCGTCACTGTCGACGACGCCATCGTCGCCTTCGCCAAGAAAGTCAACCTCGAACTCAACGAGGCCGGGATCATTGTGGCCGGACGAAGGCAGGGTGACATCATCCGGGATCTCGTTCGTTATGCCCTCCAGAAAGCATTCCCGGATGCGTCCACCCGGTGGCTGAACAGGGCCATCGAACTTGCCTACGCCAAGGTGAAGCCGTAGGGGGGAGAAAATGCCTACTGGCCTGGACATCATCAAGGCGTCCATGAGGCTGATCGGGGTCCTCGCGCAAGGCGAGACCCCATCACAGTCCGAAGCCGATGACGCTCTAAGCCGGCTCAATCTCATGTTGGCCGGATGGTCGGCTGAGCGAATTGCCGTCTATTCGAAAGAGGTTTTGACCGTCTCCCTCTCTGGGGCTCAAAGCTACACAATTGGACCGGGAGCGGACATAAACACCCCCGTCCGGCCTCCGTGCATCGAAGCGGCCAGCATTTCTAGCGTCGCTGGGTCACAGGTTCAGATTGAGATCGTTGATGAAAATGGGTGGATGAACATCCCAGATCGGTCCGCGACTGCAACCTTTGCCCTAAAGCTCTTCTACGACAGGAAATATCCTACTGGAACCATCTACTTGTGGCCGAGACCCGCCGCCAGCGGCAGTCTACAGCTTATCGTCTGGACTCCGCTTCCTTCTTTTACTCTAAACGACACTGTTGACTTGCCTCTGGGCTATCAGCAGGCAATCGAATTCAATCTGGCGGTAGCCTTGGCGCCCGAATATGGCAGGCCGGTTCCCGCGGAACTGGCGGCGCTTGCCGGAAACGCAAAATCGAGCCTTGCTCAGTTGAATATCAGCATGGTGTCAGCCGGCAAGGTTCCACTTCAACCCCAAGCCCCTCCGGGCAATGGGTAAGGAGGACCCATGACAGCAAGAGAGATCATTACCGCAGCGCTCCAATGCATTGGGGTTCCTGCGCTTGTTGACCCGAACAACAGCGCCCTCGGCGCCCTCAACAGGATCTTGGACTCGTGGAATGCATCTGGACTCTACGTCTATTCTGTTCTGGTTCACCAGTATATCCTGACCGTCGGCCAAAGATCCTACACCATTGGGCAGGGCGGACAAATCAACATCCAGCGTCCAGTAAAGATCCAGGCTGCCGCGTGCATCTCGGGCGGGGCGAGATTTCCTGTAGAGGTCGCGGATTCAGAAAGATGGAACAGTCTGATTTTGGTGGACGACATGACCGGCAGCGTCATTCTGGCGCTGTACAACGACTATGCCTATCCGATTTCCACAATCCGCGTCTGGCCCACGCCATCAGCGGCCTCAACGCTGGAACTGCATGTATGGGCACAACTTGAGAAATTCAGCGCCCTTGACTCGAACGTCTCTTTCCCGCCCGGCTACGACCGTGCGCTGATTTACCAGTTGGCTGCTAACCTGGCGCCGTCTTTCGGTCGAGTCATAGGTCAAGACCTGGCGGCCCTCGTGGAAGACTCAAAGGCAATGTTGATCGCCAGCAATAAAGCCCTTCCCGGAGTCTTGCCGGTTCCAGCTAAAGTCGAGGAACGAGCGCAATGAGTTCCCCCGTTGTCCCTGCCTTTCCCGGAACAGCCCCTTGGAACGCAGGTGTCTTTGGCGGTCCTGGCTCCACGGTCGGATCAGACATCATCTACCCTGCCCTTCGATTGATCCGAGTCATCCGCCCGGGCCACGGACCCCAAAGCGAAATCCTAACCGAGGCGCTGGCTTGCCTGAATGCGCTGCTCGATGCATGGAATACAGAGCGGCTTACCATCCCATGCGTCCTCGGGCGCACCTTTCAGGTCGTCTCCGGCCAGCAGTCCTACACGATTGGTCCGACCGGACAGTGGCTTCTGGAAGAGAGGCCGCAGCGCATTGAGGGCGCGAGTCTGATCCGCAACCAGAGCGGTGGGTCACCCATAGAGATTCCGCTGAAGATCCTCATTTTGGATGAGTGGCAGGCCATCCCGGTTAAGGCCATTCAATCGCCAGCCCCTCAGTCTCTCTATTACGATCCGTCACTAAATCTAGGAAATGGAACGGTTTACGTCTATCCCGTTCCGACTGAGGCCAACGACATCGTGCTTCATCTTTGGAATCAGCTCAAGCAGTTTGAGTCACTTTCGGACCAGTTTGTGCTGCCTCAGGGATATCTCAAGGCGTTGCAGTACAGCCTGGCCGTCGAGCTTGCCCCAAGGTATGAAAACTCAGTTCTGAGTCCGCTCGTGATCGACACGGCGGTGAAATCAAAAGCGCAAATCAAGTCAATGAACGTCGTCCCGCTTCCGCTTCGGTGTGACGAAGCGCTGGTTGCGCGGCGCGGCGGATTCGATTGGAGAACCGGAAGATGAGAAAAACCGCATTACTGATTCTCTCTGTTTCTCTTCTCACTGCTGGCCTTCTTGCGCAGAATCCGAATCTGCCGGTGTTCCCGAACAGCATTGCGCAAGACAAGCACCTGCTCGTCGCCGTGGATTCTTCCATGTCGGTGCTCGCTGCAAACATCAACCAAACAACTCTTTCGATTCCGGTTGCGGACGGGACAAAATTCCGGGCCTATCAGGTGGTGAGAATCGACAACGAGAGCATTCTGATCTGCTCGGTGAACGGAAACATCCTCAATGTCTGCAATGATGGAAGGGGATTTGGCGGGTCAACCCCAGCAATACACGGAGCGGGAGCGGAGGTCAAGGGGCTGATATACGCTTGGCACCATAACCAATTGGCGGCTGAAATTAAGGCAATCCAGCAAGCGTTGGGGGTGAACCTGTCTTCTGTGGCCCCTGCCCAGCATAATCACGATGCCCAGAACATCACGTCTGGAACGCTCCCGGTCAGCCGCGGCGGTACCGGAGCCTCCACCCCTGAGGGAGCTCGACAGGCCCTCTCTACAGGCTACGTCAGGGTGCAGGCCAATCCACCCGCGAGCTGTTCCGTCGGCGACCTGTGGTTTGACTCCGACGCAACCCCAGGGAAAAATTGGTTCGGATGCACGGCTGCGAACACGTGGACGTTGCTTGGGTCCAGCTCCATCGAATGGGGGAGCATCACCGGAACGCTATCGAACCAGACGGACTTGCAGGCGGCCTTGGACGGAAAGGCCAACGCCACCCACAACCACGACAGCACCTATCAGGCCCTCAATCAAAAGAATCAGCCCAACGGCTACGCCGGACTGGACGGTTCTGGAAAGCTGTCTGCTTCGCAGGTTCCAGATTTGAGCAGCGTTTATCAGCCTCTCGACAGCGACCTGACGGTCATCGCCGGGCTGTCGTGCAGTTCTGGGCAAATCATCAAGCGCAACGCCAGCGGACTTTGGGAATGCGCGAATGACGCCACCGGAGGAAGCCCAACGTGGGGATCTATCACCGGAACGCTGTCGAACCAGACGGACTTGCAGGCTGCTCTGGACGGCAAGGCCAACGCAACCCACAATCACGACAGCACCTATCAGGCGCTCAGCCAAAAGAACCAAGCCTATGGCTACGCCGGACTGGATGCCTCCGGCCTGCTGGCTGTTTCTCAAATCCCCGGCCTTCCAGCCTCCAAGATCACCAGCGGGCAGCTTTCGACAGCCTACGGCGGAACCGGACGAGGGGTGACCTGGACGCCCGGCTCCATGCTATTCATCAACTCCTCGAATGTCTTTGAACAGGACAATGCCAACCTGTTCTGGGACAACACCAACAAGCGCCTGGGTATTGCAACAAACGCCCCGACGACTTCTCTGGATGTTAACGGCATCGTCCGCGCCAGAAATGGTTTCCGCATCAGCTCGTCGCCAGCGGCAGGCACATACCTGCGCAGTAATGGCTCTGAATTTGTGGAGAGTTCAATCCAGGCTTCCGATTTGCCTGATTTAAGCGAGACGTACCAGCCCAAAGACAGCGACTTAACCGCGATTGCTGGCTTGAGCTGTTCTAACGGGCAGGTGATCAAGCTGTCCAGCGGAGCGTGGGCCTGCGGCACAGACGAGCAGGGCGTCACGTCTGTTTCTGGCACAAGCAATGAGATCACGTCGAGCGGCGGGGCGACCCCCACTTTGAGCATCGCCGACACATTCCGCATCACAGGCAAAACAGCAACCGCCCCGGTGAAAGCCGCAACGTCTTTGCCGGCAACCTGTGCTATTGGCGACCTGTTCTTCAAAACAGACGCCACAGCAGGCCAGAACATGTATGGCTGTACGGCCACAAACACGTGGACCCTGTTGGGCGACGGAGGCGGCGGCAGCAGCGAGCCTTCTATCAATACATCTATCATCCAAGACTTTGAGGAATGGCTTTCACACGGAAATAACGCTACTGCACCCGTGGGCCGTTTGGGTTGGACCGTCAACATGGACAACGGCAGCGGTGCAGCTACGGCCGGATACGAGTCTTATTCTTCTTATAACCTCATTGGTGTTGCGGAGATGGCCCCCGCTGGCGTCAACGCCCGCGTCACCCTGCATTTAGGCGCATATGGCATGGGCTATCGTTGGTTTGCCGCTGCCATTAACTCTTGGGAGTACCAGTTTGTCGTCCGCACCGATAACTACGAGAACACGCAAGTGTCATACATCGTCGGACTTGCTGACGCTGTAAGTCAGCAGCCGTCAAACGGAATCTGGGTGCGGTACCGTAATAACACCGGATGTACCGTAACAGGATCAGACTCCGGCTGGGTGTACGAAACGCGTTCCAGCGGCGCCAGCACCACTCAGGCGTCCGGCATGAGCGTGTCCACGGCTACGGTATACCGCATCCGAATCCGCAAGTCCGGCAGCGGCGTGGGATTTTCCATGTGTTCCGGCGGGCCAACATGTACGTTGGGCAGCGAAACGGTTATCACAACCAATATTCCAACAGCTAACCTGTCGCCATATATTCAGTCCGTTAGTTGCGGCGCCGGCTATCACAAATTGTTTGCAGACCGCTTTGATGTTCTGATTCAGAGGTGACCTGCATCGTAGCGCCCTTGCCATGCCTCAATTCAACGAAGCGCTGTTTGGACAACATCTTTTCGGAGAACCAATCCCTCAGCCCGGGGCGTCTCAGGCGGCCTCGCTGCTCGGGGTTGTTTCTGTACTGCCTGTGCGATTCGGGGTTGTTTCAGTGCGGCCCATGCGATGCGGCTTCATCCGAATCAGCCGTTTTGTGAAGGACATGCAAATGAACCAACGTCCCATAGAACTCCGCCAATACGACGCCAAAGACGTGTACTGGGAAATCTCGGACGGGACCATTCAGTCTGTAACCTGGTTCAGTCTCGTAATGTTCCCACAGTCCCCGCCCGGCACACAAAGTCTTGTCATTCAGCCTCTCTCAAACACCAGCACCAAGGCTTTCGCCAGAATTTCGGGCGCCTCAAAGGGCTCGTTGCACAAGCTCACTGCGGTGATCTGGCTTACGGACGGGCAGTCTAGGGAGTGTTCCCGGTTCGTGCTTGGAGTGGATTAAATGCAGGTTCCACTGTTCCAGGGCGGCAGCTACCTTTCGTCGAGTCCAAGATGGTCGGCGGACCGAACGCTGAATCTGTTCTCGGAGGTGGGCGAGAGCGGCGCGACCAGATCCAAAATGCGCCTGCGTGGGACCCCGGGACTGTCGTGGTTCTGTCAACTTCCCTACGGTCCGGTTCGTGGTTTTTGGGCGAACGAGTACCGCCTGTTTGCCGCGTCCGGGTCGTATCTATATGAGATATTTCCCAATGCAAGTTATGCCTACCTTGGAAACATCGGGAACGACGCCTCGAATTCTCCGGTGCAAATGTTCGCAAACGGGACTCAGCTTTTTATCGTTTCGGCAGGCAACTGCTATATCCACACTGGCGTAAATCTAATACAATGTGTCCTTGCGCAGATAAGAGGAACAATTAAAACCGTATCGTATACCGCGCACACCCGCCGCGACAGAGAAGACGTTTATCGCCCAATGGAAGGCGTCTCATCCGGCACGACAGTTCAATGGACCGGCGGCGACCTGTTTGATCCGACAATGGTTGGCGGCACAATCAAAATCAACGGGCAGACAAAGCATGTGCTGTGGGTTAGCGACAACCGTGAGTTTCTTGTTGTGCAAGAAACCGATCTGGGAAGTCTGGTTGACGCACCGTATGAGGCCGACATCCCCGTCAAGGCAAAGACGGGCGCCTTCATAGACGGGTACTTTGTGGCGGCCCCGGAAAGCCACAAGTATTTTTACATCAGTGACCTGTACAACGGACTGACCTGGGACCCGTTGGATTTTGCGGTGAAGGAGGGCTGGCCCGACAATATCGCGTGCGTTCTGACCGATCACGGGGATCTCTGGTTGATGGGGAGGGAAACCATTGAAGTCTGGAGGAACACCGGGAACCCGGACTTTCCGTTCGAGAGGTTTCTTCCGGGCTTCATCCAACAAGGCGTTGTCGCGCCATTCAGCGTAGTCCGTTTCGCTGATGGAGTGGCATGGTTGGGCGGAGATACTCGCGGCAGGTTGAGCGCGTGGCTCGCGCGAGGATACCAGCCGGTCAGAATCTCCACTCATGCCATAGAGGAACAATGGGCCTCATATCAGGTGCCCGAAATCGCCGAAGCCTTCACCTACCGATACGAGGGACATGAGTTTTGGCAAATCACATTTCCGTACGACGAGAAGACTTGGGTTTTCGATGCAAACACTAAATTATGGCACGAGCGTTCTTCCAGGGCCGAGGACAACAGCCAGAAAAGGCACCGCGCCAGGTGTTGCGCTTCGGTGTGGGGGAAAATCTTTGTTGGCGATTGGTACGACGGAAACATCTATCAGATGACCGGATCTGCTTATACAGACAATGGGACCCCCATCCTCAGAATGCGCCAGGCGCCCCACATGCTGGACGAGATGAAGAATCATTTCTACAGCCGCCTGCAACTCGATGTCGAGACCGGGGTTCAGGTCAGTTCGCCGGAGTTCAATCTATCGTGGTCCGATGATGGCGGCTATACCTTTAGACCTCCAATCACGGCCACCGGCGGCGACCTTAATGAGTACGCCAAACGCGTAGTCTGGCGCCGGCTTGGAAAGAGCAGGGACCGGGTTTTCAGGATCTCCTCGGAAGCGCCCATTCCGCATGTTTGGATTGACGCATACGTGGACGTACTGCCTGGGAATAGCTGATGCCATTCAACATCAGGCGCTCGCAACAGATTCAGGTTCCGGTTCGCAGCCCTCTCTTCGACGAAGTTGAAGGCGCAAGCGAGGGATCGAGGGAAAGATTTGCGCCCTTAAACCGAAACTGGATTCAGTTCTTTACGGCACTTGCGTCGAAAGCGACTTCAGCCGATGAAAACAGATACCGACCAGTGATTGTTCTGTCCGTCAACGGAACACTCGGGATTGGCTCTGATCTGACCCCCCGGCTTCGCTTTCCATTGGACATCAAGCCGACCGGAGTTCTAGCTGAGGTCAAGCAGGCCCCGGTTGGGGACTCCATCGTCTTGAAAATCTTATCTAATGAGACACTGTGGATGCAGCTTTCCATTCCGGATGGGCAGACCTCGGTTTCGGCAGCCCCGCAAGAAGTCGAGGACGCCCGACCCATCCCTGCTGGAAACAACATCCGCTTAGACGTCGTTCAAGTCGGAACCACATTTCCGGGAGCAGACCTTGTCGTGCTCCTGTACACGTAATGCGTCTCAGCAAGCGAATCGGCATTGTCAATGGCAGCGGAAACGATATTTAAGCTCCAGCCCAATCGGACCATGTACTTGCGCGGGTTCGACCGCAGGGGGGCTTGCGCCGCACTCTGCGAAGCCACCGATACGTCCTTTAAGGTCTACGGCGTGTTTCGGGACATGGCCGATTTCGCGGTGGTGGTCCTGTGGGATGCGGACAACTTCTTCGAGCATTACTCGATGAAGTACTTGCCGGACTTCAACTTCATGGGACTGGTCCTCACCTTTGACCTTCACTACCAGGGACTCCAGCCGATTGACAGTCCGAAGTACAACTGGATTGACTGGGCCACTCTGGACGTGCTTAAGCCAACCGGCGAGACGATGCAGGTTCGGCTCTGGGACCATGCGACGCTTCAAAGCGGAACGTTCTCGGTTGCCTCGGGGGAGATTACAGTTCAGGCGAACTACGTGGCGCCGTATGACCGCATTACGCTGTGGCTCAACAACGTGGCCTTCGACCACATTGTTCCTTGGTTTCCCGAAAACTGCCTGCACGCCGTTTGGTGGCAGGGAGACCCAAATTACGTCCACTGGGTGAAGATCGGCGACACAACCTATTCATGCATCGAGGATGGCTACAGCAGCGCCCAGATTGCCCAGAACATAGCGGCGCAGATCAACGCCAACGACCCCTACTGCACCGCGAGCACGGGTGGAACCTATGGAAACGAGATCACCATCAGGTTGCGCCCAGGCCAGTACGGTCCGGTGAACGTCACGAGTTCCGACGGCTCGGCCCCCTCTTCCATCTACCGCCCAAGTCCAGAATCAATGGCCGCAATCCTTAGAGACCAGATCAATGAGGCAAACTGGCCGGCGCTCGGACCGACGATTGCGGTGATGGCCAGCACGTCAGGCGCAACGCTCACCATCAAGGCGGCGCGTTACGGAACGGTCAACACGGACGGGACTTCCGTCTCTTGGGTCAGCGGCGACAAGTTCACGGCCATAGCGCCCGGCTCGCCCATATTCATAAACGGCAATCAGTACACGGTGGACTCCGTATCCAGCGCAACATCTCTGACGCTGACAACCTCGGCGGGCACGCAGTCAGGGGTCCGATACCTAGCCGAGCGCGGCGGCGACGACGGGAACATGGTCACGCTCTATGCCACGTGGAAGAACAACTATCTGAAATTCGACAAGTCGGTCCTGAAGTTGTCTGGAGGGTCTTCAGATGTGACGTGGCGCGTTTCCCTAGACTTCTCGGCCCTGGGCATTGATGAGGTGCGACAGATGTGGCTCACGCTCGCCCCGAAGCTGGCAGACGGCGCCGCCTATCAAGACACTGAGTGGACCGCAACTTTTACGAACTGGACCGTCAGCGGATTGCCTGAATTGCGCGCGCTGAAGGTTGCCGGGCCGGGAAGCGTCCGCGTCGGAAGCCGCGATGCACGTGTAAGATACAGAGGCTTAAGTTGGGAGCGTCAGTGGTCAAACAACCTGTATGGCGGAACCGCCATGCAGACCAGCGAGCCATTGAGCGAGCTGACCATCCAATACGCCTGCAACGCTTTCCACGACCTCTGGCTGGGGACGCGTCTTTATCGAGACTGTGGAATCGTTTATGTTAGCGTGGACGGGGGAGACCCAAGGCAACTGGATTGCTACCTTGATTCCAATGAACCGATTTTGACTAGAAGGAGAATTTGGTCGGACCTCTTGCCTGGAACGCACTCCGTTACCATATATTTGTCAACAACGAAAAACCAAAACTCGACCGGAACTAATTTCCTGTTTGATTATTTGGAGGCCGTCGTTCCGTCTGACGTTCCCGATCCGCAACGGGTCTACCAAAACGTCTCGCTGGCAATAGACTACGACACGGACCACACCTACAAGATCCCACCCGCGCGTCTCGTTTGGAACCTTGACCGTCTCGGAATGCGCGGCGCCGTCAACGAGTACGTCGGCGTCTTCTGGTGGAATCAGAGGAAGCGCGTCGGAGGCTGGTGGAAGACCTGGGTGTTGAGGTTCGGAGGAACATGGCGGGACGGAGATGAGGTGTTTCTATCCATAGGCTCGTTCACGATGGGCAAGAGCGTCTTCCCGCAGGATACGGTTTCCACCATCGCAGCGCATTTCAAGTATTTCATAAACCACTCGCTGGTGAGCGTGTGGGCAGAGACCACAGAGGTGCCAGGGGAACTGAAGATCCACGTGCGCACGCCGATCTGGTCAGACACTAAGAGCGTGAGCAAGTCCTCGGCAAACGGAACGATTGCCCAGGTCGGCGACCTGTCGGCTGGAATCGAGGGGACGTGGGTCATTGACGACGAAGCCCAGAACCCGATCAACTGGCCGGCGAGGAAGTGGCACTCTGACCTCTTTGCGCAGGTGGCGGCAAAGGGCTGGGGTGCGGTTGCCGCGTTTTCTATGGAACTGGTCAACCCGCCTGATGACCCGGACGGCGGCAAGGTGTACGCAGCGCGGTTCTACGAGGGGAACCCGGTCGAGACAGACGTAGGCTTTGCCAATCTCAAGAGCACACACTGCGCGTTCTCCGCAACCATGCTCGAATACCAGAAGGCCGCCTACAAGGAAATGGCCAAGCTCATGTCCGATGCTGGCCTTACGCCTTGGCTCCAGTTCGGCGAGTTCCTCTGGTGGTTTTTCTCGTCTAAGGCGCTTGTGGTTACTGCCGTTGACGGCAACGAAATCACCGTGAACGCTGATCACGGATTCTCCTCTGGCGACCGGGTGGTGATTGCTGGCACTCGCGTGTTGGACGGGACTAGGACGGTCACCCCCCATGCAACGGACCCGAAAAAGTTCACCGTCGGCGGGGAGGTGAATCCCGGACCCTGGACCGGCACGGGGCAGGTTCGCGGCGGCTCAATGGCCTATTATGATGCCGACACGCAAGCCGCAGCCGTGTCCCAGCTTGGGCGACCGCTTGCCCGCTTCACCTGCCAGGATGATGATCCAGAGGTAAATGACGGACAGGATGCCAACTTTTTGGCCGAGCGGCTGAGGTCCCACATGGACGCGATCCGGGAACACGTGTTGGCGTCGTACCCAAACGCGAAGTTTGAGTGGCTGTTCCCTTACGACGTTAACCATCCGTCCTGCTACTACACCAATGCCCTTCCCTACCCTCAGGGCGGAAGGATGAACGCTCGCGTGAATCTGCCGCAAGCCCTCACCCAGAAGACAGGAAGCGGACTGTACAGAATCAAAATGGAGGCTTTGTCTTGGGGTTCCTTTTATCGGAACTGGAGCCGAGCAGCCGAGTCTATCTCGTTCCCATTCAACCAGTTACAGTGGCCCAAGGACTCCTGCGCCTACCTCATCCCGTGGTTCAATGGCGGATGCTTCTGGGCTAAAGAGTACCTGGAGTGCATTAGACACGGCCTTCCCCTCATCAACTTCTGGGCCTTCGACCACGCTTGTCTAATGGGTTGGCCTCTTGCCTTTCCAGAAGAGGAACGCACGGCCCGGGTGATGTAGGAAGAGCCAGGGTTTCTTTTCGCACAACACTGGAGAGAAGTGTAATGCAAATTGGAAACGCCGAACGCAGCGAACGAAAACCGATGTACCACAAGATACCCGCTTGTGCCTTGAGGCGACTGGCGGAGCGCTACACCGAAGGGTCCAGGTATGACGGCCCCGACGGGTCGATGAAGATTCCGGCTGTGCAGAACTGGCAGCAGGGCAACGCTGAATTTTTTGCCGATGCCTTCAATCATCTGGTCGAACACCTGTTCCGGTGGGCCTCTGGAGACCGCACCGACGATCATCTGGCGGCAGCGGCATGGGGGTGCTTCGCTCTCATGTGGGCGCAAGAGCAAGGAATCATAGACCCTCCGCCAGGAAACCTGCGACTTTAGTCGCGGGAGGAATGGCGCTTGCGCGAAGCGCACCATAGTGTGGTTTCCGGGCGCACGCCGACTGCAATGCCAGTCGAAACCTTGCCCGGATTGGCAGTGGTGCCCCGCTGCCAAGGGCGGCTGTAAACACGCCTAATGTTGGGGATGCCAACCATGTCTGTTGCGTCTCACAATAAAGCCTTCGACTTCAGTCGAGGGTTGTTTACAGATGGACATCGCCATGACGCCGAATCGCAAGACCGAAAGGCCATTGCAGGTCAAATTCCAATTTTCGGAGGACCGGTTTGACTCAGAGTAAAGCGATTTTAGTCGTCTCGGATCTCCACTGCGGAAGCATCTATGGGATGCTGCCGCCCGGGTTCAAGACCTCGGACGGGAAGATCCTTGGACAGAACAGCGGCCAAAAGTATTTGTGGAAATGCTGGCAGGAACTTTCCGCGAAAGTGGCCAGGCTGCCCATTGCAGCCGTAGTGATCAACGGTGACATCGTGGACGGACGCCAGCAGGCGCAGCGCGGCACGGAACTGGCCCTGCCGCTGGTGGAAGATCAATCCGCGGCAGCCGAGATTGTTCTGTTGAACCTAATCTCTGGACTGCCCAAGAAGCCGAAGCTGTACTTCACTCAGGGAACGGAATTTCACGACCAGCGGGCAGGCCGAGAAGTCGAGGTTGTGGCTCGGGCGATGGGCGCCATCCCGTACTCTGGCGCTGGAACTGGGCGCTACTGCCGCGAGGTTTTGGACTTGGAGGTTGACGGGGTGGTGATCAATTTTGCGCACGGGATCTCCGTCGCCGGCGGACTTTACCGGGCCACGGCGCCAGACCGCGAGGGAGTGTGGTCAGCCCTGGCCGGCAAAGAGGGCAAGCTGCCTCGCGCGGATGCGGTTATCCGCAGTCATGCGCACCATTTCGTCCACGTTGAACACCAAAGCAAGCACATTGCCATCACTCCGTGCTGGCAATTGCAGACGCGCTACATGCGCAGGCACTCCGTCTACCGAATGTTGCCGGACATAGGCGCCTTGATTCTGTGGATTGACGGCGCCGCCAAACGGAACGGCGGAGACGGAGTGTTCATTGAGAAGATACTGTGGCCATTGCCGCCAATTGGGACCGTAAAGCTATGAGCTCACAGGGTTTTTCTTGGGAGAAGTTCTGGGCTGAACTTGATCAGTACCAGAGGTCGCAGACGGTGGCCCCAGAGGGCGCCTTTTCGGTCAACGACTACGCCAAACGCTACGGGATTCCGAGAGAAACAGCCAGGCGTCAACTGGAGGGGCTAGTTGAGTCTGGGTTGCTGAGAACCAGAATGGTGCTCTTGCCGAGCGCCTCTGGAGTACGTCGCACGACCAGGCTGTTCTGGCCCGCTGAATTGGAAACGGAGAAGAAAGCCAATGCCAAAAAGCCCAAGCGTTAGCTGGCGGCCGGCGACGCCGGAGGACATCCCGTCCCTTGAACCGCTGGCTCGACAATTCTACGAAGAATCGGTCAACCTCAAGGACCTTGATTGGGATCGGTTCCGGCAATTGTGGGAAGTTCTTCTGGGCAACCAGGTTGGTTTTATCGCGGTCGCCGAGAGGGATGGGCAGATCATTGCCGCGATTGGCGGGGTTATCTACCCGGACGCCTACAGTCAAAAAATGATTGCCACCGAGTTTTTCTGGTTCGCCCTGAAAGAACATCGTGGCTTTGGGTTGCCCCTGCTGCGAATGTTTGAGCAATGGGCGGCCTGCCAAGGCGCATCTGAGGTTCGCATGGTTCACTTGTCAGACGTGATGTCGGACAAGCTGTCTCGGGTCTACCGGAAATTGGGCTACCGCCCGATAGAAACCCACTACGCAAAGGAGGTGTCGTCATGATTGGAACAACCACCGCCCTACTGCTGGCCGGAGGGCTTGGACTCGGAGGCAAGGCCTTATCCTCTCTCATTACATCAAGGGCAGCCCAGCAAGCAGCGGAAACTCAAGCCAGAGCCGCGCAGCACGCCGAAGATGTTGCCAACACGCAGGCGGGCTATATCTACGACACCGCCATGAGCATCAAGGACAACATCCTGGATGCAGGGAAGGAGGCGCAAGAGAAGCTCTCGGGGTCCTACGGAGAGGGACGCAAGGCCCTGTCTCCCTACATTCAGGCCGGGGAAGAGTCCCTCGGCGGACTTCTGAATCTTGCCCAAAAGGGCCTCTCTGCGCAAGACGTGTACGCCGACCCAGGCTATCAGTTCCGGTTGCAGGAGGGCGAGAAGGCGCTTCAGCGCTCAGCGGCAGCCAAGGGTGGAGCGCTTGGCGGCGCAGCGACGAAGGCGCTGGCCCGATACTCACAGGGACTCGCCTCTCAAGAATACCAGAACGCATTCAACCGAAAGTATGGCCTGCTGTCAACCATTACCGGCTTTGGACGGTCGGCGGCGTCAGAGGCGGCGGACCTTGCTCGATGGTACGGAACAACGTCCGCCACCTCCAAAATGGACACGGCGGTAAAGGCCGGACAGTTCGCTATGGGCGGAACGAGCGAGGCGGCAAACATGCGGCTCCGTGGCGCCGAATACGGCATCGCCGGAGCAAACGCAAGAGCAGCCGGAACGGTCGGATCTGGCAATGCTTGGGCGGCTGGCATTGGCGGGGCTACAAAATCAATCCAGGACGTGCTCATTCTTCAAGCGCTCTTGAAGTAAACCTAAGTTCAGAGAAAAGAAAGGAGAAATCATGCCTGTCGATGCATCCATCCCGCTGCGGGTTCAAACCGCGGACATTCCTTCTCCGCTCGATGTCTACGGGCGCTACCTGGGATTAAAGTCTGCCATCACAAGAGACAAAATCGCGGACATCCAGCTCCGCGATCTTCAGCGTCAAGAGAACGAGATTCAGCAACAGAAAAAGGACGAAGATGTTATCCGGCAGGCCCTTGCGGACGTGAATGGAGACTGGACCAAGCTCCCAGAGGCGGTTGCGGGCAAGGTTTCTCCGCAAACCTACTCGAAGTTGCTCGCCGACATCGAGGCTCACCGCAAGCGCGTCTTGGACTCCAGCAAGGAACAGCTCGAGCTTGATCTGAAGAAGATGCAGGCGCTCGGGTCCATCGCCGGAAGCATTCAGGATGAGAATACCTACAAGGCTGGAGTCCAGCGGGCATATCAGATGGGACTGCTGGATAAAGATCAGGCTGAACGTCTCATTGGCCAGCCCTGGAACGACGAAACCAAGTCTCTGGTGGAGCAGTTTCGGCAGTCCTCTCTCAGCGCCCAACAGCAGCTTGAAAATTCGATCAAGTATTGGGAGCAGCAAAGGGCCGCCCAGCGGCAATCAGCCGAACTGACCGGGATTCAGGCAGACGTTGAGCGCAAGCAACTGGAGAACGCCGCGTCGCAACTTGCCTCAGCCACCAACGCGCAAGAGTATCAAGCGATCTGGGAGCAACTCCCGGCTGGGATTGCGTTGAGATTTCCGAGGCCAGACCAATGGAACAAAGAGACCCCCAATCGGGTTCGGCTCATGGGCATGGCGCCCAAGGATCAAGCCGAAGCGCTCAAGGCATCCCGTCCGTTCCTTCAGGAGGGGGCGACGGGAACCTATCTCGTGGACCCGAACACCGGCGAAGCCAAGGAGGTCAAAACCCCCGCCGGCGAGCCCATTGTGAAGCCTGGATCTGTCCCGAGAACCCCTGAGGGGATGACCATCGGGCAGGCCATTCGGAGGGCCGATGACGCCAAAAGGGAACACGACGAGCTCCAAATGAAGGAGCAAGAGCTTCACTCGAAGCGCATCAGGATTGGCCAAGCCATAACCGCTCTCAGAAAGGCTCAGTCCGAAGGGAAAGACCGCTATGTCGCCCCGGACGGGAAGGAATACCCAGCCACCGAAGAGCAGGCAAACGCATTGGGGGCGGAGCTGGAGGGCGCGACCCGGCTCATTGACGTTCTGCAACGCCGCCAGCGAGACATCCGGGCTCAATTTGGCTGGGGCGAGTTCGGAAGATCACCGCAGTTCGGAGCCCCGCCCTCGGACCTGGCGGAGAATTCTGGCCCGGAGCTTCCCAGCAAGTTTCGGTGGATGGCCTATCCTGCCAAGGTTGTGGATTCTGAACAGCAGTCAAACGCCCAGGGGCCCGTCCCAAGCGTTACTCAGGACACGAAGATTCCAGCACGCGGGACCCCTGAAGGCAGACAGCGGATACGGGTTCGGCTGGCAGACGGGCGGACCGGCACCATCGAGGCCAGTGAATTCGATCCGAACACAATGACGAGACTCCCCTGGACACAGGTTCGCTAGGAGGTTAGATGTCGAACGTTCCTGCTTCCTTTATCCCAGATCCAACCCCAGACGAGGTCAAAGCCGAACTGCAACGGGCCGCTCAGCGCTATGGGGTTGACCCGAACCTCGTGATAAGGGTTGCCCGTCAAGAGAGCGGCTTCCGAGCGGACCTTGCCAGTCCCAAAAACGCCCTGGGCATTATGCAACTTTTGCCCGGCACGGCCAGAGACCTTGGGGTTGATCCCGCAGACTGGCGGCAAAACATTGACGGCGGCGTTCGGTACCTCAGGCAAATGCTGAACCGCTATCAAGGCGATCTTCAAAAGGCTCTTGCCGCCTACAATGCCGGCATGAAGAACGTGGACCGATACGGCGGGGTTCCACCGTTCGAGGAAACGCGCAAGTATGTGAGGGCAATTACCGGAACCCCGGCCACCTTTATTCCAGATGAAGGAAGCAAACCAACCGAGACCAAAGACCCGGCGCCCGGATATCGGGAGCCGAAGAGTTTCTCTCTGGACGAGACCTTCCAGGCGCCAGCGGCGGATGGATTCCCGGAAGGCGTCGAGTCCGAGTCCAAGCCCCCAGAACCATTCGCTGGCCGAATTCCGAGCGCGGATGAGATTGAGGCTGCGTCCATACGTATCAGCACGCTGAAGACCGTTCTGCAAAGCCAAGCGGAGGAACTTCGGAAGCGACAACAAGAACTCGCAAAAGAAGCGGAGCGCCTTAACTCCGTGGGGGCCACGCCTGAGCAGCTACAGGACTTCCAGCGCCGAGTCATGCTTCACGATGCGGACCGAATGCAACTGGAGCATGGCTTGAGGTCCCTTGAGGAACAGGTGAAGGATTACAACGCCGGGGTTTCAGCCTTCCAGGAAAACCTCAAGCGGTATGAGAGCCTGACTGTCCCGCCGGGCGCGGAGAAAACCGGGCTCCCCGGCGTCCCGATGCAGGTTCGTGAACCATCGAGAGGCGTTCCAGCCCAGGTGAAGGTCGGCAGGGGCGGCGCCGAATATGGCTACGTTCCGCCGGAAGATGTCCCAAAGGGCGAGTTTCGGGACTACATGACCAAGGTTTTCACGGGCCAAGTTGTTGATGAAGCCCTCGCCCCCAAGCCAACCGACACCACCGCCGAGTCCATCGCAAAGGGTGTCGTTAAGGTCGGCCTTGGCCTTGTCAGTCCTCAGGCATTGGCCACGATGTTGGCCGCCGGGGGACTCGCGGGCGCCCTTCGTGCAGCCGTGAATTCTCCGAAAGTAGCCAATGCCTTGAGCCGCCTCCCCAATTTTACTGGGATCATGAAGGCCACAGAGGTTGCCGCTGAGACTGCGGTCCCGGCGGCCTTTACCGCTCTGGCCGGAAAAGGCGCAGTAGAAGGAGCCCTTGCCACAAAATCGGCCTTCGAGAAAGGCGAGACCCCTGCTGCAACCCAGTACACGGTAGAGACCATCGCCAATGCAATTTTGGCCGCGCTGGGCGCCGCTGGAACAGCGAAGGCATACCTCAGAACAACTGAGGCATACCCGGCTGGGCCGATACCGGAGTCCGACGCCGCCAGATACAGAAGGCTGAAGACCGGAGTTCAAGAGGGTTCGGCCCTTATGCGGTCTGGCCGAACAATGGCTGCGAAGGCTTGGCTGGAACAGGCAAGGCGGATTGCAGAAGAAGATTGGGCCAAGGTGTTTTCCGAGCCGATTCGACTACAGCTTGGTCAAAAGGTGGTCCGGGTAGAGTTTGCCGGCTCCACTCAGCCGAAGACCCATGATATGCGTGGTAGGCCCATATTCCAGGTTGTGGACGAGTCAACCGGAGCCATATTGACCAGTGGCGAACCATCAAGCGTCGCGCATTACCTTGAACATAGAGGGGCCAAACGGATCGCTGCGCCCAAAGAGGAAGACGTTGCAAGCAAAATCGCAGAACTTGAGGATGAACTTGCGGATGCCCGAGCTGCGGTTGAAAGTCGAAATTGGATCAGGACTGCCTCAGAGCAAGAGCTTCTGAAAGAAAAGGATCGGCTGGAGCGCTTCCTTGCAAAGGTCAGGGAAGTCAAGTCTTCGGGCCAAACCCCGAAAGATGAGGCTACGGTCTTTTCTGTTCAGCAAGATCTTGAACTGATTTCCCGTCGCCTTGCCGGGAAAGACGTTCCGCCAGACACGTTTTCGGAGCTGGAGGTCAAGGAACTCGAAGCTGAAATCAACAGACTGCGATCAAAGCCGGATGCCGCGCAGGGCGGCAGCGCCACTCCCCAGACCCCCGGCACAGAACCGGCGCAAGCGCCGGGCGCAGAGCCGATGCCAGAGCCGGGAAAGGTTTATCTGGGAAGGGCTGGAGAGGTTAAGGTCGTTGAGGTCAAGGATGGCCACGTACGCTTTGAGCGCACGATTGGCAAAACCACCGTCATTGGCACCATGCCGCTGGATTCCTTCCAGCGTAGTTTCACGAGGCTGCCTGAAACTGGTCAGGCGCCAGCCAGCGCGACGCAGACTCAGCAGCAACGGCCAGAGACCGGAACTCCGACCAGCGAGACGCCGCAGGCGCAATCATCCACAGCCCCATCCGAACCCGAGTCTACAGAACCGCCAACCACCCCAGAGGGAAGAATTGCCGATCACAAAAATCCTCAACCGGGCGACGTGTTTGAGATTCCGGGAGCCGGAAAGTTCCACGTCACGAACGTTGATTCGGAACGGGTCTACTATGATTTCTACCCGCACAACAAGAACAACAAGGTCAACAGGGGCCTTTCATTAGAACGCTCTGTGTTTGCCGGCTACAAGAGCATCAGGCCAGTTCTGTTCGAGCCCACGCAAGCCACAACTGCTGGCGCCGCCCAGTCCCATGAGGGGGCGGTCAGGGCGCGTTTGCCTCGTGATCTGGCCGGAGCCACCCCTCGCTACAACTACGGTTCGAAGTCATTTGAACTCCAGTTTGAGTCTGATCTTGACCGAGCCGCCTACATCGCCGCTCAACCCAAGCCGTCCAAGCGCGACGAAGACTACGTGCGCTTTGTATCCGAAGCGACTGGGATGAGCGAAGATGAGGTTCGGGCATACGGCAGACGAGTTCGAGACGCGATTAAGGGGTTGGCCAAGGGCTCAGAGTCGGGCAAGTTATTGATTCCTGATGATATCTCCGGCCAATTCCTGAGGCCGACCGCTCAAACTCCAGTGGGGGCCACGCAGACCCAGCCCGCTCCTCAGGAAGGTCCGGCTGCCCAATCCACCGAACCAGCCACAGCCGTCCAGTCCCAGACCACCGAACAGACAGGTGCGCCGTCACAAGCGGAGTCCCCCACTGTTCAAAGCGCTCTACCGGAACCGCAGCCCGGTCAGGTCTACGAGGACGATTCCGGGTTAGTGAAGATCGTTGAGGTTCGTGATGGCCGGGTTGTCTATGAAGACGCCAGGGGCAGCGGGGACCGCTGGACCAGAGGACTGGAGGCGTTCCTCAAAACCTTCCGTGGTCCGATTTTGCCCGCCCCCTCCGGGCCACGGGCGTCGTCTTCTGCGGCCCACACGGCTCCAGTAACGCCAGCTCCGACCGTTCGGCCAACGGCGACAACTGAGCCAGCTCAAACTGGCCAGCCCACCGAGACCACCAAAACCCCTGCGTCTTTCATCCCTGACGAACCACAGCAGGCAGCCGAACCCCAGGCCGCCGAGACTACAGAACAGCAGGCCGGGGCCACGCTGGTTCAACCCCCCGCTCTGCCGTCTCAGCCTGAATCTAAGACTACCGAGACTCCAATTCAGACCGAGGGGATCTCGACCCCAGCAACGTTTGTCCCGGACCAGCGGATAGCATCGGGAGCGGAGTCTCCGTCACCTGCGAGGGGCGCATCCACGAATCGAAGGATTGAAGACCTCAAGGCCAAGATCAACATACTGGAGGGCGCCAACGCGAGACTTCTCGCGGCCTTCGCAGACAAGGATCACCCCGCCATTGTCGAGAACAACCAGAGCATTTCAGGGGCCAGAAAAGAACTGGAGCGTCTCCAGTCAGAAGGAGCCGCTCCACAGGAACCGACGCGGACCGAATCACCGCTGCCAGAGCTGGAACGCCAGATCGTCGAGCTGGAAAGCGACCTGAGGGATGCCTCTGCCAGGTATGAGCAGGCCGACGAATACACGGTAGCCAGGGAAGAAGCTCTCCGCGACATGTACGAGATCTCCACAAAGCTAGACGCGCTTCGTCAAGAGGCGTCCCGGTTTAATCCGCTTCTGGTGGAACAAGAGGGTGCGCACCCACACCTTGGACTGCCAGAAATTCCACGGGGGAAGGACAGCTTCTACGACAGCATGATGGCTGAGGTCCCAGACTTGGCACATGCGGCCTCAGAGTCCTATGGCTACGAATACGAAAAATGGCTTAAGGGCGGCAAGAGCGGCTCTCCGCCAAAGATCCCTTCCGGGACTGAGGTTGTGCAGAGGGAGTTTGCTGAGTACCCGGAGAAGTGGCGCAAGGCCGCCGCCCGCCGGTTCGACAACCGGTTCCTGGAAGACGCCCGGAATTTCTTGCAAGGCCTATATCGAGAGGGGGACATTTCAGAACTTCCTCCTGAATTGTTCCCCGAAGAGGCGGCATCCAAGCCACAGCCAACCCCCGCTGAACAGCTCCCGGCCCAGCCGGAGGGGGCCGGTCTACAGGAGCCTGAACCCCAAGCCGCCGAGACTTCTGAACCGGAATCCAGGTCTCCCGCCGAGACAGCGGCGCAGCCGTCTCCGCTGGCACAGATGACGCCAGCCGCCGCTCAGCCCACAGAGGCCAGCCTGCGCCCCTTTGCCGGCGCCGCCGAGTCCGTCATGGCGCAAGGCCCGTTCTCCAGAGCCACCCCGCCAGTGGGAACTCCAGAGAGGCAGGCGATGGTCGAGGGGGTGGAGAATGCCAGGAAAGACTACGAGCAGAAAGTCTGGGCTCTCAATGATCTCTATCGGGATCTGAACAAAACAAGTCCCAGGAGCCCGCTCTACTCGGAGATTGAGGACAAGATCTCCAGGCAGGCGATGGTCGTTGATGCCGCCAAAGAAGAACTGGAGGCCAAGAGAAGGTCTGTCGGCCTCGCCTTGCTCGAAGATGCGGCTGAAGCCAGCGGCAGTCCATTTCACAAAATCCTCGGACACTTGCACCGATTCGGGACTGACCTAACTCAAGACCAAAGGAATGTTCTCCTTCGGGCAGCGGAAGAGGAAGTCCGCAGGCTCATGGCGCAGGTCAACACTGGCGGCTTAAGGTACGATGCCGAACTTACTCCGGAACAGCGAGAGCGGTCCATCCGCGCCGCCGCGCACGGTGTCGTCGCCCGCGCCCATGAGAATCCAGAGGTTGCGGCCAAACCGCTGACTCCAGAGGACCTAGCAACTGAAATTGACCGGCAACAGGACGAGATCTTTGCAGAAAAAGTCAAGGACCAGATCCGTGAAATCGCTCGGGAGCTTCGTGAGGCGGGCATAGACGGCGCGGACGAGATCAGCCGGCTCGTTGACTTTGTTCTACCGGGAGAAGATCATCGCGGGAGCCTGGAGAGTGCTCGGGCTAGAGCCAAGGAATTGAGGGAGAAACACGAGCAACGGGAACGGGAAAAAGCAGAGCGACAGAAATCTTTGATCGAGTCTCTGAAACCCCTGTCCGAGGCCCCGAAAGGGACGTGGAAGGATTGGGGCGGAACGGCCTCTGCTCCCGGGCGTTTGGTTACAGATGGAGTTTTTATCTTTGATCGAGAGGCAGTAAAGACAAAGATCCCGGACTCTGTTCTCAAGCGACAAGAGGGCAAGCGCGAGGTATCACAGGAGGATGCGCGAAAACTCTGGACTCAAATCGTTGGGTCTGCCGGACAAGAACTGGTTCCGCTAGGGGCCGTCGCGGACCCGGAGCGCTCGTATTCCGACTTTGCGTTCTTTGCAACCCCTGATGGAACCAAGCTATATCCTGCCCCGCTCAAGCTTGTCAAACTTGCTTTTGACAAGATCGGCGCCACGTCTGCGCGCTCCGCTCTTCATAGATATAGGGGTCAGGGTCGGACCGCAGATGCCATAGTTTTCTACAAAGGAGACGTTCCGCTTGCCCTGTGCTTGACGGCGCGAACCGACATCTATTTCGACCCCAAGCTGGCGATGGAGCGTCTCGGCATTCCAGTGGCTCCCCAACAGGCCAGCGGCCCCAATGCGGTGGATGAGATTCTGTCCCAGTACAGCGTGGTGCGCTCGACCCCTAGAGCGGGCGCCGAAAGGCGCGAACAGCTTGAGCAGAAACTCAAGGAGGCCCGCCAGAAGTACGAAGAGGCGCTCAGGGTGGAGCAGGCTCTCACCAAGGAACTAAGGAAAGAAGGGTCGATAGAGAAAAGAAAGCTCATCGAGGGGCGTCTCGAAAAGGCTGAAAATGATACCACTGAAACCAAAATCAAGTTTGATCAACTGAATGTCGAGTCTTTGGTTGCGGCCATAGAAGACGCGGCGGAACAACATCAAGATCGACTCGCAAGGCTTAGCGCCTTCCTGAACCTGTTCGGCGAACTCATCGAATCGAAAGAGCATCAATGGAAGGCCATTAACTCCGAGCTGGAGAAAGAGGCCCTACAATACCTCTGGTCTATCGCCACCGACCTTGACCCACACCTGACAGACGAACAGCGAAAGCAATCAAGGCAAGAAGCGGCCCGCACGCTTGTTCGCGCCGTCGGGCATGATCAGGAGGCCGCAGCCGACCCGCGGTCCGCGCTGAAAGGGCGGCTAGATCGGAACCAGCGCTCTTACATTGAACGGTGGGTCAAAGAGCAGGTTCAGCAAATCAAGGAATCCCTATGGGAAGAGCACGGCATTGTTCTTCCTGAAATCGAAGAGTTCCAACTCAACCCCGACGTAAACCCGCTGGAAGAATTCGAGAAGATCAAGCAAAGGGCCTCCCAGAAGATAGCAGAACTGTATGAGGCTCCGGGGACCTCGCTGTTCCAGCAACCCGCAGAGACAAGGCAGCCAGAACCGGAACCGGAACCAGAACCAAAACCGAGTTCCCCGCCGTCCGGCGCCGAAACCGAGGCTCAAGGCCAGCCCGTCGCCATTCCAAACGAGATCCGGTCCATACTCTTGAAGTATCCGGTCGTCAGAACAACCCCTGCGCCGGGAACCCCGGAAAGGGAGCGGCTCCAGAGCCAATATCAGAAGGCCGATGACACCTATGCCGGACTGGTGAATGCGGTGGCCCATGCCAAGCGCGATCTGGGGAAATACCCCAGGGGCAGCAAGCGGTATGCCCTTGTGCAGAAGAGGCTTGAAAGGGCCGAAGAGAAGCAGGACGAATCCTTCCGAAAACTGAGGGAGCTTCGGGATCTCTTGCGTCAAGCCGAGCTGGAAGACTGGGCCCTGCAAGACGACAACCCACTCATAAAGGTCGGAAGCCACCTGTGGCTGCTCGGAGAACTGATGTTGCCTGACGACGCAAGCGAGCTCAGAGAATGGGTAGAGCGCCAGGCGTTCCGTCTGGTTCGCGCTGCAACGGACGATCAGTATGCGCCACACCTGACGCCGGAGGAATTGGAGCGGAGCAGGGAGAATGCGGCGCGGGAGCTTGCTTCCGAGATCATGAAAGCGTCTCCCGATATAGCTGCAAATCCGGTCGCAAGGGCCAACAAGTGGTTTACCCTAAGCAATAGAGACAAGCTGCTGCGGAAGGCGACCCTGGAAATCAGGGAGATGCTGGGGCGCCTCCGCAGGGACTATGGATTTGACAGCCAAGAACTAAAAGACATTGCGGAGCAGCTCCGCATACTGACCATTGATCCGATCAAGGCCCTGGAAAAGGCTCGCAGTTACTTCGACGACACCATCAAGACGCTTGACAATCAGCGGGATGCCTACACCCTGAGGCTCAAGCCGGTTCCGGCTCACGAGTCGTACGTGTCAGGGTGGCCTGGAAACCTTGTTAAGCCTGGACGATTCATTGGAGACAGGGACCGCGGCATAGACTCAAGGGCGTTGCCAGAGGAAATCAGGGCCGAGCTTTCGGAGGCGCAGGAGGGGGAGACTCCGCAGATCGACCAAAGCGAGATTGAGGTTTTGTTCGAGAGGGCCTTATCCGAACCCAAGACCCCGTTGGCTTCACTGGGAATTGTGGATGGGGCGCTTGCTTATTACGCAGAACCAGGTGGGAGCGCTGCTTACGCCATACCCGCACGAATCGCCACGCTAGCTGAAAACGTGATGGGGGCCGACGAGATCAGTTTGTTCGAGTGGGCCATGACCCCCCGCGTGGTGTTCTTCCGCTCGGGCAAGCCGGTTGCTGTAGCTTCGGCTGTTCAGGATGCGCCAAGGATCAACCCAAGACTCGCCCTAGACAGGGCAATGGGCACGAAGACGGTCCAGGCTGGATGGTCTCCGCGTTGGACGGAAACGGTCCCGGAAGAACTCAAGAAGAACTTTGGCGGAAGCGCGTGGCGCTACTTTGAGAGACTCCGGCATCAAGCCAGGGGGCTCTTGGCTTTCATTGAGGCGTTCCCGCAGCATGAGACAGAAGCCCGCTGGACACCCGGCGCCGATAAGCTGCGCCAAGAGAATCAGAGGCGCATAGACGCCGCCAAGCAGCAATACGTCAGCGTGTTGGCTGATGCGGAGAAGAACCTTGGCCGTGAGGCGCGCGAGTTGCTTCATGACCAGGTTATGAGAAAGAGTCCGCTGATGCCCCCTGGAGACCCAGAAGCATTTGATGACTTCTGGAACGGGCTTCGGGTGAACGACAGGATTGCCGTCCCGAATGGGGTTATCCGGGTCACCGACGTGGAATCGCTATCGCTTCAGGCGGTTGTCCCCGGCGTCGGTTCGTTCGGGTTGCCCTCCAGGAGAGTGACGAAGATTGCGGCCCACGTGCCGGGCGAGGATGGCGCAAAGTTCTTCTCAAGTTCCGATCTGAAGTCCTACCTGTATCCTGGATCGGGTGTTTCCGGGGCGGACTCGATCCCGAGCCAGTCTCCGCAGCCGACGCCGGCCAAAAGTGAGAGTCCGTCGCGCTATGCCTTGAGCGGCGACACATACCGGCACCGGCAACAGATCAAGAAGCTTGGGGGCAGGTGGATTCCAGAGGAAAAAGTCTGGGTGATCCCAGCCGAAAATGTATCCAAGGCACAAAGGCTGTCCCGCAAGATTGAGATCAAGCCGTACTGGGGCAAGGAACAGGCCACGGAAGGGGCAAAGGCAGCAACGCCGGAACCGCTCCCGCCGCAGGCGCCGAAGGAAGAGGCGGAGAATCCAAACCATCGGCCCGAGCGTGTGCTGGCGAAGGCCAAAGAGATCCTCTCAAAGTTGACGGATTCTCAGTGGACTGGCATCCGCCACGGCATGTTCCCGGCAGAGGTCATGGATGAGGCCAGGGCGCAAGGGTATGACATGCCGGCCCTTACGAAGACTTTGATGGAGCTGGCATCCAAGAGGAAACGCAGCGCGCTAGAGGCCGAAGAGGAAGAAAATGAAAGGCTGACAATCCTTTTTGCGATTGACAAGCGGGGGCCGATTGAGGTGTCGGAGCTGTTGGGTCTGCCTGAAGTGTCTGGCATCAAGCACACTCGCGTGCTTGATCACCTCTATCGGATGGAGTTCCACGGGCTTGTCAAGGAAGTTGAGGACGAAACATACGTCCTGACTGACACTGGACGATTGATGATTTCCAGTGGGTCAGAGACCACGGAAGGCGAACTTCCAAGCCCAAGCGGAGGGTTCACATACGAAATCCTGGTGAACGGCTCTTGGCAGCCGTCTGGTGCGGTCTTTGAGTCCAAGGAAGACGCTGAAATAGCCGCCACGTCTGAGCTGTCGCGGCTGCGGGAGTCGGAGGACTACCGGATCATTGAGCTCAACCAGGGTGCGCCAATCGACCAAGAGGTCGTCGCCGAACTGAAGCGCAAAGGAACGGCGCAGCGGGGCGATGTTTCGGCCAAGATCGTGGTGCATCCGTCCATCGTAGGCGCGCCGGAAGCCGGGGAAGCACACTGGGCGGTCGAGCTTACCGCCGGCGGAAACCGGCAGATGCTGGAAGCGGAACCGATGACGTTCGAGCAGGCCGTGGAGTCGGCGGCCCGCGCTCTTGCGGAATCTGCTGGAAGTACAATCACTAAGGGGGATCAGTCTCATGGCGAAACCCAAACCGAAACAGATCAACCAGGACGAAGACCCGGATCTGACTCTGGAAGTCGTCCGCAAAATGTCCGACGAGGAAGCCAAGGCCAATCTCAAGCACGTCCCGCTGAGCCTGACGATTCTAAAGCATTGGCGGGAGTTCTGTCCGAAAACCTATCGGAGTCTCAAGCGGGCAGGGCGCCTTCACAGCACGGTGCTGGAGCGGGCGATCATGACGATAGAGCTGGCGTGCAGTCTGTGGAAGGACGGACTGGACGCGGTTCGGGCGCGGGAGATAGCCGACCGGGAGTACTGGCTTCTCACGGACAAAGAGCTGTTTCCGTAGACGCCACCCCAACCGGAAACATTGAGGGCGACTTCCATCTGAGCGTTGAGGAAGCCGTCCGGATCGAAACCGGCGGGGCCAAAACCAAGGCTCGCAACAACCTCGAAGCGATTCGTATCGCCAAGCAACTGATCGAAGAGAAGCGTCCGGCAACCCCAGAAGAACAGGAAAAGCTGGCCAGGTTTGTCGGCTGGGGCGACGCCGAACTGGTGACCGGCATGTTCACCGCCCGGGATAGTAGTTGGGACGAGCTGCGCGGGCAAATGGACAGCCTGTTGACCCTGGAGGAATATGAGGCGGCGCGGCTATCAACCCTTAACGCGCATTACACCAGGCGGGACTTGGCCTTCGAAATGTGGCAGCTTGCCAAGAGGCTTGGTTTCCGGGCCGGAGGGACTGTGCTGGAGCCGGGCATGGGCGTCGGCAACTTCTTCATGGTGATGCCGAAGGACTTAATGCCGGGAACGCGCAGGGTCGGCGTGGAGATGGACGAGCTAACGGGCGCGATTGCCAAGGCTCTATTCCCGAACTCGACCGTCCTCATCGAGCCCTTCCAGAAGACCTCCCTGCCGGACAACTACTTCGACCTGGTAATCGGAAACGTTCCGTTTGGGAAAATCGAGGTTGTTGATCCGGCGTTCAGGCGCGAACCGTTCATCACCAGAAACATCCACAACTACTTCCTGGCCAAGTCTCTGCTTAAGCTGCGTCCGGGCGGAGTGTTGATTGCCATTACATCGCGGCACACGATGGACGCCAAGACGGGCAAGTGGTTCCGGGCCTGGATGTCGGAAAGGGCAGAGCTGTTGGGCGCAATTCGTCTGCCGCGTGAAACCTTCCAGCGCAATGCCGGGACATCGGTTACGACCGACATTTTGGTCCTTCGCAAGAGGGTTCCGGGAGAAGCCCCGATCTCCAGTGAAACATGGATCGAGGCGCCGGAGATCACTACTGAGGACGGCCAGGAAACCTTCAGCATCAACGAGTACTTCTACCGCCACCCGGAAATGATGATGGGGGTGATGAGGCCGGGACAGCAGTACCGCAGGGGATACCCCGAATTGTTCGGAGTATTCAGCATTAAACACCTGACGGATCTGTTTGAGAAGTTCCCAGAAAACGTGATTCCAAGCTGGAGTGAGACCAGCCGCGCCGAGGCGGTTTCCGAACAGGCTTACCCGGACGCCAGGTTCATCAAGGAGGGCCAGTTTGCCATCGTCAATGGACAGGTGGTCCAGAAAGACGGACTGCATTTGAGGCCGGTGGTCGAGAGCAAGCAAAAGCTGGAGAGGATCAAGGGCATGATTGAAATCCGCGGAGCCGCCCGAGAAGTGATCCGAACCCAGCTTTACAGCGACGACGACGCCGAGCTTGCAAAGGCGCAGAAGGAACTGAATGAGGTCTACGACCGCTTCGTTAAGCAGCACGGCTACATCAATGACCCCAGGAACGCCAAAGCCATGTCCGAAGACCCGGACTGGCCCCTTCTGTCTGCTCTCGAAAACTGGGACCCGGTGAATAAGACCGCCACAAAGAGCGACCTTTTCTCTCGCAGGACCATCCACAAGCCGAAGCCCGTTGAAAAGGTTGACACCGCGCGGGAGGCGCTGGCGGTGAGTCTGGCGGAAACCGCTTCGGTGAACTGGGAGAGGATGAAGCAGCTTACCGGAAAGTCCGAATCAGAGCTGCAAGCAGAACTTACAGGGCTGGTATTCAAGGACCCATTAACGAACAACTGGGTCACGGCGGACCTTTACCTCAGTGGAAACGTCAGGCAAAAACTCCGGGATGCCGAGTTTGCGGCTCAGAGGGACCCATACTACCAAGTCAACGTGGATGCGCTCAGAAAGGTTCAGCCCAAAGAACTCAATCCGTCTGAAATTGATGCCGTCGTTGGCGCAACGTGGATTCCGGATGAGATCTACAGCAGATTCCTGCAAGAAACGTTTGGGGCCAGCACGAGGGAAAGCGAAAAACCTGTACAGCAGGTTCCAATTTTGGGCACTTTCGTTGTGGCGAGGGACATAGTTGTTAGGAGCAGAGCCGCCAACGAGCTTGAGTATGGCACGCCCTATTTCACTGGAGTCGATCTTTTCACCCTAGCCTTGCACAAGAGGGTTCCCGTGGCCTACGACTACATCCGAGTCCCAACGGGTTCAGGAGGCTACCGGGATATAAGGGTGCGAAACAACGACGCCACCATCGCCGCCGTGGAAAAGCAAATGAAGCTCATTGAGCGCTTCGAGCGGTGGTTCTGGGAAGACCCGGAGCGGGCCAAGGTGATGTCCGAGCTATACAATGAACTGCGCAACAACTTGCGGTTCCCGGAGTTTGACGGAAGCCACCTTACGTTTCCTGGGTTGAATCGGGACTGGCTTAGGAACGGAAAGCCGGACAAGCACCAAGTGGACGGGGTTTGGAGGATCATTCAGGTTGGCAACACCCTTTTGGCCCACTCGGTTGGAAGCGGCAAGACCCTGACCATCATCATGGCAGTCATGGAGCTGCGCCGTCTGGGAATGGCGAGGAAGGCCATGATCATTGTCCCCAACCATTTGGTTGCTCACTGGGCGAGGGAATTCCTTCGGGCTTATCCGTCCGCTCAACTTCTGGTTCCAGACAAGGAGGACTATTCCCCCAAGAACCGGAAGAAGCTCATGGCCCGCATTGCGGTGGGGAACTTTGACGCGATCATTGTTCCGATGTCGAGTTTTGAAAAGCTGCCCGTGAAGCGTGAAACCTACGAGAGGTTCATGCGGGAGCAGCTTGCGGAAATTGATGCTGCGATTGAGGAGCTCTCCCGGGGGTCTCAGGATGATGCCGAGCTGGGCACCAGAGCGAGTTCAAGCAGAAAAAAGCGCAAAAACGGCAATCCTACTGTCAGGCGGCTGGAGAAGCGCCGGGCGCAGATTATGGCGAGACTGGAAAAGCGCCTAAGGCAATGGGAAAAGGATGACGGGGTAACGTTTGAAGAACTGGGCGTGGACTGGCTGTTTGTGGACGAGGCCGACATGTACAAGAACCTCGGCTACATCAGTTCGATACGAAACGTAGCCGGCCTGCCGAACGCGGATGCGAACCGGTCCAACGATTTGCTCATGAAGGCCAGGCATGTCATGGGCTTGCATGGCGGACGCAGGGGACTGGTATTCGCAACCGGGACGCCCATTTCCAATACGCTGGCCGAAGTGTGGACCATGATGCGGTATCTGATGCCGGACTATTTGCATCAGGTCGGGTTCGATCAATTCGACGCATGGGCGGGCACGTTTGCCCAGCTCACCGCGCAGTTTGAGATTGCGCCGGAGTCAAACCGGCTGATGTCGCGCTTGAGGTTCCGCAGCTTCAACAATGCCCCAGAGCTCATGCAGATGTTCCGGCTGATTGCCGACGTGCGCACCAAGGAGCAGCTTGGACTGCCTTCCCCGCCGATCTATCAGGGGGGTCCGATCACGATCTCCGTTCCAGCGACCGAGGAACAGAAGGAGTACATCCGAAGTCTTGGAGATCGAGCCGACCAGATTCGATCTGGATTGGTTGAGCCCGAAGAAGACAACATGCTCAAGCTCTCCAGCGACGGACGCAAGGCCGCCCTGGACATGCGGCTGATTGATCCCAAGCTTCCAAGGAACCCAAACGGCAAGGTGCAGCGGGCCATAGAGAACATCTTGCAGATTGCCAAGGAGTTCGAACAATACAGGGCGACGCAGCTTGTGTTCTTGGATCTGTCGATCCCAAGGGCGGACGGGGGAGACGAGACCGGCGCGGGCGCCGAGGTTGAAGCAGGACCGGAAGCCGAGCGGTTCAACAGCGTCTATCACGACATCCGAAACGGACTAATTAAGGGCGGGATGAAGCCAAGCGAGGTTGTCTTCATCCACGACTTCAAAACCAAAGAGGCCCTGAATGACCTTTACAAAAAAATGAACTCCGGGGAGATCCGGGTTTTGATTGGAAGCCGGTCTAAGATGGGGCCGGGCATGAACGTCCAAGAGCGGCTGATTGCAGTCCACCATCTGGATGTTCCGTGGCGTCCGCGAGATCTTGAGCAAGCCGACGGTCGCATTGAGCGCCCGGGGAACAAGCTGTGGGATGAGCACAAGATTCCGGTTCGGATCTACCGCTACGTTACCGAGGGAACCTTTGATGCCTTCATGTGGGAGGCGGTCACCAGCAAGGCCAAGCCCATTGAAATGTTCATGAAAGGAGATACGTCCGTTCGACGGATTGAGGACGTTTCGGAGGTGGTTCTCAGTTACGAGCAGGCGAAGGCGCTGGCGAGCGGAAGCCCGTTGATCCGGGAAAACATCATCTTGGGCCAGGAGATCCGCAAACTGCAACTTCTCCATTCCCAATGGATGGAAGAAATACGCATGGCCGAAGGCCAGCTTGCCCAAAGGACCGCGCACTTAAAACGGGTGCGAGAGCAAATCCCGCTGTACCGAGAGGCGAGCGAGGAGATCAAAAACAACCAGACCTTTGAATGGGGCGACCACGTTTACAGCGGAGAAGACATCCGGGACAAGGGAATCCCGGCCATGATTGGGTACCTAAAGAGCCTTGGCCCAATCGAAACGAAAATGACGCTCCGGGGGAGATATCGCGGCTTTGACCTGTCTGCGGAGCCAAACAGCAGGGTATTCTTCACGATTACGCTGCATAGTGACAGCAATGGACTCAAGGCTGGAGTATATCATCACGACAAGTCAAGCGGAAAAGTATACAAGGTAAAATCTAGGCGGCCAGACAGGAAATTCATAACAGTCAATGACATAATTTACGAGCAAGTCGAAGACCCTGAAGCGAAAGATAAGCTCATGAAAAGCGGCGGGGGAATGACCCTGGAGTCGCATTGGCCTCTGGATTACCCGAAGATTGAATTGAAACGCGGAACCATTAGCGAGTCTGTGGAGATTGACTACAATAATCCAGGCCGGACCCACAAATCCATTGATGCGGCATTGGAGAGGGTCGCCTCACGCGTCAAGGAACTTGAGGAAGAAGCCGACAACACCGAAAAAGACATTGTCAAGCTGGAGAGCATGAGGAACAAGCCCTTTGATCGGGCGGAAGAGCTGCAAAGGAAACTCCAGCGGAAGCAGGAACTAGAGGATCTGTTGGGGATGAATCGAACGGACGCGCAGGCTGCGGCTGCTGTGGAGCAAGCCTCCGAGGACGAGGTCTCGGAAGAAGTGGACGCGGCGGGCGACCGCGAGCCGGACGAAGCCGACGCGATTCGCGTCATGCAGAAAACGCCTGGCGTGCCTGTGCTTCCCGAGTGGTGCCGGTCCAGGATGATGATGGTGGAAACCGCCTATAATCACAAGGAGTCAAAGCAGGTTTACATGGTCGGCAGGTGGCTGGCGGCCTATCTAAGCGACAGAAGCACGCGCAGAAATAGGTGGAAAGTTGTTCACGCCGGGAGCGGAAAAGAAATAGCGTCGTTTGAATACCCCGCCGATGCTTCCTTGTTCGTGAAGACGCTCGAAGAGAAGATTCCCAGTGAGCTCTCACAGCCAGAGTTAAGCCATGAGGCTGAAGAGAAAATCTACAGGGAACTTAGGGAATACAAGCCCACGCACCTGGACCCAATGTCCATCTTCCAAAGAACCCTTGAAGATCTCCGGGCCAAGTGGCGCGAGCAGAGGGGGCTCAATGCGCCGCCGCAAGAGAATCGTCTCGGACCGGAGGCCGGCTCTGCGCCGATGCTTGTGGACCTGGCTCAATGGCTGGCGAACCGGTTTGGGTCGGACGCTCCGAAGGCGAACTATACCGGACTGGGCGCCTTTTCTTACGGCAAGGCAGTGGCCAAAAACTGGCTTGTGCGCAATCTATCCGTGCTTGAAAAGGTAAGCCCCGAGGCGCACGAGGCGGCGGTCCGGGCCGCCAGCGCAAAAGGTCAGGCCGTTGCGACCTTGCGCGCCGCCATCCCGCCCATACTGGATGCCCTGAAGGGCTCTGGTCACACATGGGAAGAGTTGCGGCTGGCCCTGATTGAATCTCGTCTGCGCGGCATCCGGCAGAGGTGGCTGAATCTTGCGGACCAAGCTGAGGAGATGACCGACGAACAGACCAAGCAAGCCTTCGATGATGCATTGGCCGACCTGGTGTCGGAGATCAGCGGCCGGGCGGGGTTGCCGAAGGAAGCCATTCAGACCGCCGCGGCTCTAGCTGAGGCTCAAGAGTGGGAGGGACTGAGGTTGTTCCTGGCCGATCTGTTCCGAGACGCGGCCAGCCGGGTCGCCACAGTCATGGAAGAGGGCTGGTTCGATGAGGTCAGGAACGACCCGAATGTGCGGCGCGCGCTGCAAATCTACAAGAGCACGGTGGAGGCGGCAATGGCGGAAAGCCATGCCCTTAACGAGGGCATCTTCTCTGATGCGCTCGGGCCGCTTCAAACGTATTACCCGTTGGTGCCAATCGGAAAAGAACGGCCATCGGCGCCGCTGCGCCGGGTTCCTTATCACAAGCCGAAGAACCTTGCGAATTACTTCGCCACAGGATTGTCTGAGGCTTATGATGTCGGGATGGAATCGCTGCGTGACCGGCTGACGGCCAACATTTTGGCCAATGATCGGGCGCACCTATTGAGGGTCCTTGAACAGGAAGGGCTCGTGACTCCGGCTGTCCCCGGTCAGAGGACGTTTATCGGCGAGAACGGTCAGGAATACCTTGGGGTTCGCGTGGAGATCCAGCCCGCAAGGACCATCATTCGGGAGACCGGGGAGGTGGTAAACATTCCTCCGAGAATGGGCGTCATGCCCGCCCAGCTTTATGGAGAACTAAAGCCGATTTTGGAGTCCGACAACTGGTCTAAGGCTGATGTCATAGCGCGGATCTTGAAAGCAGTCAATGAGTTGGCCCTGGTTGGACCGTTCGACTTCGTGTTCCACACGGCCAACCTGATGGGCACCCTGGTCGCCAATACCCCGTTTCTGGAAAAATCCATCCGGGGAGGGGTTCTGTCGCTTCCGGTATTGAAGCGCTTCTATGCCATCGTGAAATCCGTCTCGACGGACCCGACGACAGAAGAGGCCGCACGGGACATCATTGAAATGGCAAAAATCGGACTCGTCCCAGACCGATATGCGTCCGTAACCTTCAGCAAGCGGTTGGCTGAAGAGCTGGGTGCGAAGCAAAGGTTCACCCTCGGTCCCATCCTGTACGGACCGAGGGGACTGGACATCCGCGCCAGGCTATTGATGTACCGGTTGGCAAAAGAGATCAATCCGGATGCCGGAAAGCGGGAGATCCGGGAGTTCGTCAATCAACTTGGAAACTATGTTTTCTCGCTCCAGGGTGTGATCGAAAGGGCGCTGAAATCCACCTTCATCGCTCCGTTCTTCACCGCCGGAAGTTCCATGATCCGCAACGGGATTAACGCATGGCTTGGAACCGGTCCGATTCCAAAGAAGGGACCGGCGCTTCGTCTCTACCAGCTTCTTGTCTCCGGTGCGATTGGGACGATTGCCCTGTGGGTGCTGGTTTACAACGCGCTCACGGGGAAATGGCCGTGGGAGGACCGCCGGGCGCGCTTGCTTCAGATTCCGGTTGGCGGAGGCGGTGGTCCGATTGACAAATACCGGCACTCGACCTTGGGCCGCCTGATGTGGGGAGCAGGAAACGAGGTCGGATACCTGAACTTCGGGTTCTTCAATCCCATCGTCACGCGCGGCGCCAGGGCGCTTGGGCTCCAGGAGGCATTCAACACTCAAGCGCTGGGCGGAAATTTTGACCAGGCGCTGGAGGGCGCGGTCCGAGGCGCGATCAACACCTTTGCTCATCCGGCCTTAGGGCCGATCCCGAGGGCCACGTGGACGGCTCTTTCGGGGACCCGTCCGTATCTCACTGGCTACCGGGACATCACCGGCAGCATTTCGCCTCAATTTTACAGGGTGATCCCGCGTGACACGAAGCCTGGACGCGAAACGTTTGGTCGGATGCTGCTGGCCGGAACGTCCGAGGTAAACCCGTTCTATCAGTCCCTGGCTGAGGCGACCGGGCTGGTGGGGGCAGATCGTGAGAACCGGGGCAACGCATACTTGCGGATGATCCTAGACCTAACGGCGCCAGGTTTGGTTGGTGAAGCCTCAAAGTGGGAGGTTCGGGCGGAGACGCTGAGGAGGCAACAGCAACGGTTTTGGGGCCTTCGGTCTGGCCGCGTGCCGGACTTCAGCAAGGCATCTGGGTTCTAGATCCCAGAGGATTTCTCTGCTTGGAGGTGACAATGGAACGGGTCTGTCTATACCTTGCCGGCGGACTGCTCGGCTTGATCGGCGCGGTGCTTGGGGGGGTGCCGGACGTCATCGTAGCTCTGCTGGTTTTGATGGGAATTGACATCCTCACGGGCGTACTGGCCGCGACAGTGAGCAAAAACGTGCGCAGCTCGAGCTATTGGGTGGGCGTGGTTCGGAAGCTGGTGACGCTCTGTATTCTGTCTGCGGTGGCCGTTCTGGACATGATGGACGCAATGCCGGTGAAGCTGTTGTCGGTTTCGGCGGGCGCCTTCTGTGCGCACGAGTTCATCAGCATCATTGAAAACGCGGGAAAGAGCGGCCTTTGGCTGCCGCGCCAGGTGCTCGATGCGGTTGCGGTGCTGAGGGGGCGAGAAGTGGGCGAAAAAACCAGTGACAGGGAATAGCTGTCATGGTATAATCTGGTCATGAAGATTGACCAACGTGTTCGTGCGTTTTTGAGTCACATCGGGAAAATTGGCGCCCAAAGGGGCGGATTCAGGGCGTGGCAGGCAAAGCTCACCCCTGAGCAGAAAAGGGAGCACGCCAGGCGTGCGTCCAAGGCTCGATGGGCGAAGATGAGCCCGGAGGAGCGTTCTGAGCACATGAAGAAGGTTCGCGCCGGGGTCAAGATCTCGGCAGAGCGCAAGCAGTCCAGGCCCAAGTCCTAGCCGCCGCTTTAGCCAAGTCAACCGCAAGTCATTGTCTGCAAGGGACTTATCTCTAGTCGCAGAAAAACCATTGCAAATTTTTAGGTTCAGTGGTACTATCTAGTACCGGTACCGTTATGGTACTGAGCGGATTGGGACCGAGGTCCCATTACCACGCGACGAGGAGAATTTTCTGTGTCATCTGCGGTTCGGTTTGCTATGCTCCCATGTGAGGAGGAGAGCATGGCGAGGAAACGATTGCAGAGGTTGGGACACCTCAGAAAAAAGGGCGGTAGCTGGATTCTGGAGTGGAGAGAGTACCGCCGGGACGAAAATGGGAACACGGTTGCGGTGAGGCGGTCCGCGGCGATTGCGCGGTACATTGGTCCGGGCGCAATCACGTCCGAACGTCAGGTCCGCCGGGAGATCGTGGACCCGATGCTTCGGGAGATCGACCAGAGGGCGATTCGCCCGGAGACCCTCATGACGCTCGCGGATTTCTGGCGGACGAAATTCGCGGCCTACCACATTTGGAAGCTAAAACCGGCTGGGCAAAAGCACTATTCCTATGTGTGGAGGAAGCTGGAGCCGGTGATTGGGCAGCGGAGGCTGGCTGATGTCACGCCGGAGGACATTGAAGAAGTTCTGGCTCAGTTTCATCGCAACGGCTTTTCCAGCCAGACCGTAAGGCACTTTCGAAATGCGCTCTCGGCCCTGTTCCGGTGCGCCAGGAGGCTCGGCTTGTATTGCCGGGAGAACCCGGTTTCGCTTACCGAAGCTCCTCCGGTGGAGGCAGCGCGCAGGCCGGGCTACACGGTTGAGCAAGCCCGCCGGGTTTTGGCTTCGCTTCCTTCGCCGGTACGGGAAATGGCGACACTGAGCCTGGCGTGCAGCTTGAATGTGTCAGAGATGTGCGGTCTTCGCCGGAAGTGGGTGAATGTTGGCGAGGCTGCCGCTGTCGTAGACGGGGAGGTTTTGGCGCCCATGAGTCTGGCCGTGCGCGAGCACTACTACAATGGGCGCTACGGAAGTCTGAAGACTGGCCGGCGACGGCGCATCGTGCCTCTCACGCCGGAGCTGGTGGAGATGCTGCGGGGCGTGATGCTCCGCAGCCGGGACCAGTCGCCCGAGGCCCCGGTGTTCCAGAGCCGCAGCGGAACCCCCATTGATTCCCACAACGTTTCGAATCGAATTTTCAAGCCCCTTGCCGAGCGCCTAGGCTTTCCGGTCACGTGGCACGCATTCCGGCGTGCTCACTCCACGCTGGCCGGACAGCTCGAGGGCATCCCGGTGGAAGACCGGGTGGCGATGATGGGGCACTCGGATGCGTCCATGACCCTTTACTATTCGATCTCCGACACGGAGCGGCGGCGGGAACTGCCGCGCCGGATTCTGGAGGAACTGGTGGGTGGCGCGGGAAATCGGACGCAGTAAAAAAAAATCGCACCGGGGGCTTGACAAGCCAATACAGTCATGGTACATTGGGCTTGAGAACGGCGATGAGGAACGGCGAGGACAGGCCGATTGGGGCGAAAAAAAGCAACGGATTTTGCCGTACCGTTGCCGTACCGCTCCATGCAAGCTCCTGGAAACAGGCGGCTTACGTACAAGACGATCTGCCTTCTAAGCAGATGGTCGCAGGTTCGAGTCCTGCCGGGCCTACCAGTTTTCAATCACTTGCGGCTTCCTCCTCTCACGGCGCATCTGCCATGTTTTCGGCAGATGCGCCGTTTTTGCCGTCCTATTGCCGTACTCAATCCACTTCGTCCTGCGGAGGAGCTATGTCTTTCAACCACCCCATCATGCTGATCCCAACGCGCGAGATGGTGGAGAACCTGAAGGTCGGCGACCTGGCGCTGGACTGCTTTGGCAACATGAGCCCGGTTGTCGAGATCACCCGGCGCTGTGACGATGCGCGTGGACGCGCCGTGGTCTTCTTCTATACCGCCCTTGGCAGCGGGCGGGTGTCTGGCCATTACAAAGAGGGCAGCCTGGTGCGGACGGTCCCGCTGAGCCGCCTATACACCTCATGGGATCTGGACAAGCTGGAGCGGGAACTGTCGGGTTCTCCTGTTCCTGTTGGGGGGAGGCCATGAACCTGACCTTCCACGAGGACACCCACGCCTACCGTCTGGACGGGGTTCCTGTTCCATCGGTGACGCAGATTCTCCACCGCGCCGGGCTGATCGACGACACCTGGTTCACGCGCTATTCGGCTGAGCGCGGCAGCCGGGTGCACCTGGCCCTGCGCTATCTGGATGAGGACCGCCTGCGCGATGAAACGGTTTCTCCCTACGAGCAGGGGTTCGTGGATGCCTACAAAAGGTTCCTGGCGGATACGGATTTTGTTCCGGCCCTGATTGAGAAGCGGGTGGCGCATGAAGTCTACCGCTACGCCGGAACTCTGGACAGAACGGGTTCGCTTGGCGGTCCGTTTGGCGGTGCGATGTGCCTGATCGACATCAAAACAGGACACGCTCAGCCGTGGGCCGCCCTGCAAACCGCCGCTTACGCGGCATGTCTTCCCAAGGGCGCAAAATACCGGCGCTTTGCGCTTGAGCTGCGCGGGGACGGAACTTACCGTCTCATTGAGCACAGGGATTGGGGCCGGGATTTTCGGGTGTTTCTGGCGGCGCTGGAGATCGCCGCATGGAAAGGAGAGCAGGAGAGATGAGTGAGGCGGTAGTTGTTGTGGGGTTGGAGCCGGAGGCGATGGAGCTGGAACGGGCTGCGGTTAGCTGGCCCGAGAGAGCCAAGGCTCTGGTGGTCACGGACGAGCAAACCTTGAGCTTGGCATCAGACGCGCTGGCCGGCATCAAGTCGTTGCGAGCCAAAATTGAAGAGACCTTTGGCCCGATCATCAAGCGGGCTTACGAGGCGCACCGCGAGGCTGTTGCGCAGCGGAAGAAGGTGGAGGCGCCGCTGGAAGAGGCCGAGCGCATCATCAAGGGTTCGGTTGCGGCGTACCTGGCGGAACAGGAAAGGCTCCGGCAGGAAGCCGAGCGCCGGGCGCGGGAGGAAGCCGAGCGCAGGGCGGCGGAGGCGCTGGAGCGGCAGATTGAAGACGCGGAATCCGCAGGTGCAAGCCCAGAGGATATCGAGGCGATGATCGACTCTGCGCCAACCGTCGTTCCCGTTGTTTCGGAACCGAGGCCGCGGAAGCCGGAGGGGATTTCGGTCCGGACCACCTACAAGGCTGAGGTGACGGACATGCTGGCGTTGGTGCGCTGGGTGGCGAGCAACAACCGGTACATCAACCTTCTGTCGGTCAATCAGTCGGCGTTGAATCAACTGGTCCGCAGTTTGGGACCGACGGCGAAGATTCCAGGCGTGCGCCTGGTGGCACAAGGGACAGTAGCAGTTAGGACAAGGTAGTAGGAGGACAACATGGAGAACGTTACGGAGAATCAATTGGTTCCTTTCGACGGCGGCGGCGACATCTATCAGGTTCCCCGTCCGCCGGAGGCGGTGTTGGCTGAGGCGCAGGCTTGCGCCAAGGCGTTGAAGCGGGTCGTGTCGGCAACCAAGGCGGTGAGCGTCTTCGGCGGGCGAGAGCACCTGCATTTCACGGCGTGGCAGACGCTTGCCACGTTTTTCAGGCTATCGCCGAGAATCCGAGAGACCCGGCTGATCGACGTGAACGGAGTTGTGGGATATGAGGCGTTCGCCGAGGTGGTGCATATCCCCACCGGGCAGGTGGTTTCCTCCGGTGAGGGGATGTGCCTGAATGACGAGGCGAACTGGGGCACGCGACCGAAGTACGAGTGGCGCGACGGCAAGAAGGTCAAGGTGGGCGACGAGCGGGTTCCGTTGTTTCAGCTTCGGTCGATGGCCCAAACCAGGGCTGCGGCCAAGGCGCTGCGGAACGTTCTCTCATGGGTTGTGGTGATGGCCGGTTATGAGCCGACCGCCGCCGAAGAGATGGACGGAACCGCCGACATGTCTGGTCCGATTCCTCAACCGCAACCCAAGGAGAGCACGGGGACGATCTCCGAAAAGCAGGCCAAGCGGCTGTGGGCGCTGGCTCACCAAGCTGGAAAGCCGAAGGATGAGGTTGTGGCAATCATCAAGAGCCACGGTTTCTCCAGCACCGCCGAAATCACCACGGACGTTTACGAGAAGATCTGCGAGGAGGTGTCGGCGTCATGACCACCCAAGAGGCGCGAGACCTGTACGCGGACGAGGGCGTTGTCGGTTGCAGGTGCGGGTGGCAGTCGGGGTACGACAGCCACCCCGTCTGTTCTGAATGCGGCCGGGACATGTGTTTGGACCGAAGCGAACTGGAGTTTGCAATGGGCGTCTGCGCGGCTTGCATGATGCCGGAACTCCGGGAACTCTACAAGATGCTTGGTTCGTGCTTGACGGAGCTGCGGCTCATCCGGGTGTCTCTGATGATGGGGCGTCCGGTGGACGTAGAGCGGTTGGAGAAGCTGATCACGAAGCTGGACGAATCTGGCGTTGGACTCTCGGCGGAGGACATTCTGCGGCGAGAGGAAGACATTGAGATCGCCAAGCAAGAGGCGCGAGAGCGCAGGGAAATGGAGGCGGAATGTCGGTAATTGAGAGAATCAGGCGCTTTATCAGGAAATGGCAGGGGCCTAGGGTTCGGCCCCTGACCGAGAAAGACATCCGGGCGATTCGGGAAAGCCTGTCCAGAGAGGACGTGGTGAGCCCGGCGTTCAGAAGGAGGGTGCGATGGTCGTAATGTCGGAAATCAGCGGCGGGCGGCGGCGGAGGTGCGATGCTCGCTGCTACAACGGAAAGCCAACAAGCCGCTGCAAGTGCATTTGCGGCGGCCACAACCACGCCGTTGGCGAGAAAAGGGCCATCGAGAACATCCGGGACTTGTTCCTCAGGAAGGAGGAAGGGGTTCATGAAGCGCAAGAGCAAGCAGCCGGCAATGTTGGCGTGGGCTGTCACCTATGAGGAACACGGCACGGCGTTCGGGTTCATCCCGAAGTGGGGCAACGGTCACGAGTTGCAGTACCCGGTCTTTCCGACGCAGGAAGAGGCGCGGCGCTGGAAGAAGCGGCACCAAGTGGGACTGTCTGGACGGCTTGGGGTTGTTCCGGTGGCAATCGTTGTAGGGAGAGACGGCGGTGACCAAAAAGAGGACAATTGAGTACGAAACGGCGGCTGGTGTTTGGGACGCCGGTAGGACACGACCCTTGATTGTCACCCTGCACCCGGGGTTCATTGAGGTCCGACAGAAGGCGAGCCGGACCTCTTACACCATCACATACGATTCCGTGTACAGGATGGCGGCGGCTGTGGGAGGGAGAAAGCAAAAGGAGGCAAGAGGGTGATCTTCATTTACGCGATTGGATTGTGTTTAGGGGCCGGAGCGCTTGCCTGCATCGTGTCGTCGAGTGCGGCCCGCGCCTTGGCCACCATGTTGTTGTGCCACGCGGAGGCTCTGGAGAGCGGACGGCGGGCGAGGAAGGCGGCATGGAAGAAATGGAGCCGAGGTTTAATCCCCGACCTGGTGACCACGGAGGCAGAGCGATGGCGGGCGTGATGGGGTTGCCTTACGACTCCGGGGTTAGGGCCGTCCCCGACACGGAAGGCTCGCAGGCCCCTGGGCCTTGGATTCTGACGTTCACTGGGATCGAGTTTTATCCGCTGGACCCGAGGCCGGATGACATCCGGGTGACGGACATTGCGCACGCGCTGGCGAACCAGTGTCGGTACAGCGGTCACACCTTGTTTTTCTATTCGGTTGCGGAACACTGCGTTCACGTGAGCCGCATGGTTCATGAGGCGACAAACAGCTCTGTGGCGGCGCTGGATGCGCTTCTGCATGATGCATCGGAGGCTTACCTGGTGGATTTGCCGGGGCCGCTCAAGATGCAGTGGGCGGTTGGCCAAGAATACAGAAAAGCGGAGCATCGGCTTCAGTCCGCAATCCGGTCGGCGTTCGGACTGGACGGGGAGATTCCGGAGGTTGTGGGCAAGGCGGACAAGGCGATGCTCTGGTTTGAGTACAGGACTCTGATGCAGAGGCACGAGGGGTTCGAGAAGTGGAGCCGGTTCACGGGTAGGTTTAGCGAGCCGAAGATTGAGTGTTGGGACCCCGGCGTGGCTGAAATGCGGTTTTTGGGAAGGTTTCTGGAGCTTAGCGAAAAATGAACCAAGTACAAAGACAACCGAGCGAAAAATGAACCAAGTACAAAGCGAGTACAAAGCAAGCACAAACGGGGCCGAGAAAAAAATGAAGCGAGTACAAAGCGGAACGGCGCGGGTGGTGGTTGAGGGCGGACAGATCAAGCTGCTGTTCCTTGACGAAAGCGGCAAGCGGGTTTTTAGCGCGATTCCGACGGCGGAAATGGCGATTCGGCTTGCGGTTTCGCTGGTGAACGCCGTCAAGCAAACGGGGAGAAAACTGGAGTTTAGGATCGAAGACGGTGTTCGGCAGAGCCTGGACATTGTTGTACTGAACTGAGCTATGGGGGAGAAAATCCTGACGCGCCAAGACGTGGCCTGGCTGAAGGCGATTGGCATCGTGCCCGATTTGGGCGCAAGCGGAACGGTCCAAAGCGACATCCGCGTGGAAGATGAAATCCATCCAGACAAGGGTTCGCCCAAGCAAAGATGGGTGGACCGCTCTGTTTACGACCGGCAGGGCAGGATGCTGCAAGCGGCGTGGCAGGAGGAAGAGCGGCTGGCGATTGCCGTAAAACGTCTGCGGATCTATCTCGCGTTGTCGCTGGCCGCAACCGCTGCGTCTCTGACGGTAGCGGTCCTTTCATTGAGGGGGCAAATCTAAGCGCTGGCGGGGACAGGGCGCCATCGGAGCGGCGTCCAAGACGCTTGAGGTGTAAGAGCGATGGAAAAGACGGAAACGCATGAACCTGAAGCAGTTATTCACCTGAGCACGGTCAGGCTTCCGGTCAAACCCAGCGGTCCAAAGGTCCCCGGCGACGTGAAGGCGTCCATTGAGTCCATTACGTGGCAGGCCCGAGCGCAATGGGCGGGCGCGCGACCGATGGAAAACCCGGCGGTGGCGTATGAACTGCACCTGAGGGACTTGCGCCGGGACCCGGACGAGATCCTGCGCACGATTCAAGATGCGCTGTGTGACGCCGGGGTGATCAAGGGCGGGGTTTCGGAAAAGCACCGCGGTCCTCAAATCAAGCTCCCCATTGTCCACATTGGCAGCCGGGCGCTTTTGGAAGAGGCTCACGTCTATCTCTGGCGCGATTGGGTGTCGTTTGCTCTCTGGATGCAGGCAAACTCCGAGCGTCTGAAGGGGGTAGTGAGAACCAAATGATCTTCGAGGCAACTGGCGATGTTTTCGACTACGAGGCCGCCGTGGTTCCTGTGAACTGCTCTGGGATTGCCGGAGCTGGCCTTGCTCTTCAGTTTCGGCGGCGGTTTCCAGATTCGTATGCGGTCTACCGGGAGCTGTGCGAGAGGCATGGCTTGAGGATTGGAACGGTGGCGGCGATTCGGCGGCAAGAGCCGTGTGATGTTCCGCTGTGGCTGGTGATGTTCCCGACCAAGCAGCATCCTTGGCAGAAGTCGCGGTTGGAGTGGATTGAGGCTGGCGTGGACGATCTAGTTCGGAAGTGCGCCGAGTGCGGGATGACCTCGGTGGGCATTCCGCGTCTTGGGTGTGGACTGGGCGGCCTGAAATGGAGGGAGGTTCGGGCGGTGCTGGTACGAGCTTTTTCGGCCTGCCCGGAGATTGGGTGGACGCTGGTCAGCGAAGGAGGGGGTGGGGCGTGTTGACGCTGCGGAAGCGGCAGAGCATCCGGGCCGCGGTTGATCGGGCGATTGGGGCGGTTGCTGAGGTGGCCGGCGAGGGATACCCGAGGGCGACGACGAGGGCGAGGGACCGGGAGAGCGTAGAGGTGCGGCACGCGGTGATTTGGGTGGCCAAGCAGCTAGTTCCGTGGGCGAGCGCGGCGGCGCTGGGCAGGGCGCTGGGTGGGATGCATCACACCAGCGTCAGGTATGCGCTGCGGCGGATGGAGTCTGGCGAGTGTCAGCGGGCCTTGGAGATTGCGGTTGAGGCGCTGAAGGCTGCTACGCGCCCAAGCTGGTCTAGGCCGGTGGGGCGCGGGGACGCCGAGGCCAAGGCTCTGGTGGCGGAGCTGGGACTGTTGATTCAGCAGTGTCGGCTGGTGATGGATCGGGCCTCTCGGATCATGGACGGATTTCAGGCGGCCATAGATGATGACCGCCGTCAAGCAGCGTGAAAGGAGTGAAGGGACGTGACGTTTAACGAGTACCAATTGGGAGCAAGAGAGTTTGCGGTTTACCCCGCCGTTGGGGAGAACCTGATCTATCCGGTTCTGGGCTTGGTTGGGGAGGCTGGAGAGCTGGCGAACAAGGTGAAGAAGATCCAGCGCGACGGCGGGGCACTGACGGATGAGATCCGGTCGGCGCTGATTTCCGAACTTGGCGACGTTCTGTGGTATGTGGCGGCGGTGTGCGGCGAGCTGGGGGTTCGGATGGGAGACGTGGCGGAGTCGAATCTGTCGAAGCTGTCGGGACGGCTGGAGCGCGGGACTCTGCGCGGGAGCGGGGATAGAAGGTAGGGGTGGATGTGGCTTTACGTTCCTTGTCTCTCTGCTAAGGATTGGGTGCTAGGCGGGGGCAGGAGGGGGTGAAGCATGGCGCGAACAAAGATTGAATGGGCGGACGCGGTTTGGAACCCCATTCGTGGTTGCAGCGCGGTGAGCGAGGGCTGCCGGAACTGCTACGCGGCGCGGATGGCGGCGCGCTTCTGGCATGGCGACTGGGGACTGGCGGAGTTTGGCGCGGATGGAAGGGCGCGCTGGACTGGGCGGATAGAGAAGGTGGACGTGAACAAGCTGCTGGAGCCGCTCGGATGGCGCAAACCGCGGCGAGTGTTTGTGAACTCGATGGGCGATTTGTTTCACGAGGGGGTGCGGCGGGAGTGGATTGAGCAGGCGTTTGGGGTGATGGCGCTGGCGCGGCAGCATGTCTTTATGGTGCTGACGAAGCGTGCGCTGCGGATGCGGATGCTTTTGGCGGACGATGTTGCCATGAGGAAGGGTGTCCATAGGGCGGCTCGAATGATTGGGCGCTCCTTGGGACTGGAAACGTGGCCGACTCGCAATGTTTGGCTGGGGGTTAGCGTGGAGGACCAGCGGGCGGCGGACGAGCGCATCCCTGAACTGCTTGCGACGCCGGCGGCGATGCGGTTTGTGAGCTGCGAGCCATTGCTTGGGCCGGTGGATTTGAAGCCCTGGTTGGGTGAGAGGCGGCGGCTGGACTGGGTGATTGTTGGCGGAGAGACCGGACCGGGGGCCAGGCCGATGCATCCGGATTGGGCGCGATCACTGAGGGATCAGTGTACGGCGGCGGGCGTGCCATTCTTTTTCAAGCAATGGGGGGAGTGGCTGCCGGAGGGCCAGTTTGGTGCGGATGGCGACACGCCGACGCCGGCCAATACGGGTTGCCAGCGGGCGCTGGTGGGGCTCCTGGAGGGGGGCGACGGAGTGGTGTGCTACCGGGTTGGGCGGCGCAACGCCGGGCGGCTGCTGGATGGTCGCACTTGGGACGAGTCTCCGATTGAATGAGGTGAACGACATGGATTATTACGATGATCTGATCAGACAACGCGGAGAGGCGGAGGCCTCCGCGATCATTGCAGACGATGCGCGAAAGCTGCGCCGCCACTTGTGCCTCATCCGGCTCATGGCGGCTGTGGCTGCTGCGCGGGAATTGTGTCGGCATGGCATCAAGGCGCCCTCCGGCACTTGGCAGTTCGAACAGGGCTGGATGGGTCTCATGCGGGAGGCGCGCTACGCGAAGGTGGCGGACGGACCGGCGCCGGAGTACGTCGTGCGCATAATCGCGTCCGGCGTTCCGATAGACGATACTGAGCACATCGTCTTGAATGCTGGCCTCTTGCTCAGCCGGATGCAACACGGATTCATTCCGTCCGCTCCGTTCCCGTCCGAGGACTATCAGCGCGGCTGGGAAGCCGCATGTCAGGCGCTGCGGGAATCCCATGAGGCGCGCCTTTTGGCCGAGGCGTTGGAGGAGATCAGGGGCATGTGCGGTGATGGATTCTAAGGCAGACGCGCCACTGTGGGAATTGGCCGGCCCACGGCTGGAGGCCGGCCTCGAGCCCCGGTCCGCCAAGCTAATGATGGCCATTGAGCGGCACGTCGCGCGGCGGACGCGTCACGGGCGCGGGTGCCGTTGTATGCGGTGTGCGGCGTGGCGCGTTCGACTGAAGCGCTACGCCAGGATCATCGGGCTGGCGGAGGCGAGAGGGGCGCTGGAGGCGTAAGGGATGGATCAATCGGTTAAGCTGAGGCGGCTGCGGCAGGAGTGGTTGAGGGAGACGCGGCGGGAGTTGACGCAGTTGGCGATGCGGATGGTGGAACTGCGCGACCGGGAGCGGAGGCTGTTGTGTGAACTGAAGCAGGATGAGGCGAGTGGCGGGGGAGCAGAAGCGTCTGGTCTAGCGGGGCGGGGCGATGAGTAAGGACGTTGCGGCGAGGCAACGCTGGCGGCATCCGAACGACCGGAACCTGGCGATTCTGCGCGAGCGGCTGGAGGGGGTCTCGATGGGGGACCTGGCTGAGAAGCACGGGATCAGCCGGGCGAGGGTTAAGCAGATCGTGGACTCAACATCCCTATTGATAAGGTGGGCGTCCTACGAGATCGAGCGTTTGACGTACAGGGTCGAGCGGCTGGAGAAGCTGCTGCTTTTGGCGAGGCGGATTCGTGGCCGGAATTTCGAGAGGATTCCGGTGACGGAACTCCACATACCACCGCAGAACGTAAAGCTGCTGGTGGGCGCGGGCCTTACGACGGTGGGGTCCGTAGAAAAGGCTACAAATGAACAACTTAAGGAGATTGGTCTATCGAAATTTTCGGTAAAGGGCCTTCGGGCTGAATGCTTGCGGCTGCGTGCTGCATGGAGGTCGCGTCGATGATGGACAAGGACTTGAAATACCTGTTTACGATGCTGATGCTGTTCGGGCTTGAGAGCCTGGCGATATGGCTGCTGGCGGTTGCGTCGGTAGCGATTGGTGGACTGGCCGGCGTGCTGGTCGTTGGGCTGGTGATCATACCGGGGATTGTGGTGGTTGTGGATCGGTGGGGCAAGGGCGGCGGCAGGCGGCCGGTTGGGGGTGGAAAATGAAGCGGGGGGCTCCTGATCATCCGAAGGTTCGGACGCTGGCGCGGCGGCTGGGGATCAATCATGGGTGGGCGGTAGGCATTCTGGAACTGCTGTGGCATTTTGCTGCGCAATATGCCCCACGCGGGGACATTGGGCGGTATTCGGATGAGGAGATTGCGGAGGGGTGTTCATGGCCGTCTGAGCGTCCGGCTGGGGAACTGATTGGGGCTCTGGTGGAATGCCGATTACTAGATCTGGATGAAGAGTATCGTTTATTGGTGCATGACTGGGCGGAGCACGCGGACTCGGCGGTGCACTATCGTCTGGCGAAGGCGCGGGTTCGGTTTGCGACGGGTGAGGTTCCGTCGTTGGACGGACTGTACTCATCGGAGCGCCGTAAGGCTCTGGAGGCGTTCGGACTGACGGATGACGGTCAAACGCATGACAAGAAGGCGGACACCACAAAGTCGATAGGGAATAGTGATGTTCAGGGCAAAAATGGGACACCACGGCGATGCCACGGCGACACCATGGCGACACCACGGCAACGCCATGGCGACACCATGGCGACACCATGGCGACACCATGGCGATGCCACGGCGATGCCACGGCGATGCCACGGAATGCCAGAGCCGTTACCAGAGCCAGAGCCAGAGCCAGAGCCAGAGCCAGAGCCGGCAGTTCTTGAAACCGTACAGTCTGTGGAAAACTTGGCCGGGTCTCGCGGAGCGGAGGTCACGGCTATAACGGCCGGCCGGCCTGCCGGCCCGGATGAAAACCTGCCGGAATCAAACCCACCCCCGGATCAGGAGCCCGGACTCGACGCATGGATCTCAGCCGTGGAGGGTGAAATCACCCATGCCACCGGCAGAACCCCCAGAGCCGGGACCGCGCTCGAGCTCATCCGCGCCGCCGCCGCTATCGGCGTCCACCCGCGGTATGTCGCCATGTGGGTCCGAAGCCGCGGCAAAAACAAGCCCCGCTCGGACGGCCTGTTCCTCCGCGCCGTCGGGGACATCACGGCTTGGCTGCGGAAGGAAATCCGCTCGCCAGATCCAGCCTTCGAGCCCGTCGATAGCGCACCCTGCGCCAAGTGCGGCGAGCTCGTGCACGAGTTCCGCGATCTGGTGGTCCCATGCGCTTGCTCTATCAAGCCCGCGGCCCGGAGCCCCGACCGGAGTCAGGCTGGATTCAAGCGCGGATCAGACAGCGTGGTAGTTCTTAAGGCATTGAAGTGAAAGGAGATAACATGGCAAGAAGCATCAACAGGGTGATCCTGCTCGGGTACATCGGCAGCGAACCCGAGATCAAGCACACCGCGAGCGGCACGCCAGTGGCCCAGTTCAGCATCGCCACAAACCGGCGATGGAAAGACAGAAACACGGGCCTGCTGCGGGAAGAAACCGATTGGCATCGGGTCGTGCTGTGGCAGCCGGAGAACGTAAAGCCATTTCTGCGCAAGGGTGCACTTGTGGCTGTCGAGGGCAGACTGCAAACCCGTAGCTGGGATGACAAGAACGGAATTACGCGCTATATCACTGAAATCATTGCGGAAAGCCTGTCGTTCTGCGGCGGACCGGCGGGCTCCGGTGACAAGCAGGCTAAGCCGCCGGCAGGGGCCGCGGCGGTCGAGGCCGAAGGAGCGCAAGCCAATGAAAATAAACCGTTTGAGGCTACCGATGATGATGTTCCGTTCTGAGGCTTGACAAGCATTGACGGTCATGGCATAAAGGGTTCAGGAGGAAAACATGCAGTACCCGCTGATTCACCTGAACGGAACAAGCCCCGAGCGGTTGCTCGACGACTACTGCCGGGCCGCCAATGCTGTTCGCGCCGCTATCGAGGCCGTCCAACTGGCGGCGCCCAACCTGCGGGACTACTACCCGCTCGAACCCGCGTGCTGGAATACCGCCATCGGCGAACACCAGGCGCGCATGGACCGGCTGCGGTCCGTGCTGGCCGAGCTGGAGCAACTGGCCGAGTATGCCTGCGATTGGGCAGATCGAAAGGGGGCGTCCGTGGGCGGATAGTCGAATTTGCGCATTAGAGGCGCTAGGATCAATCGGCGGGCCGGGGGCGGTATAAACCCCTTGCCCGCCGCTTTCGTTTCAATGGCGGGGCTCTAATGCGCAGCAATGGGCATTTCTCGCGGCGGTCTGGACGCAGGGGTGCGGGGGTGGGGGTGGACATGGCTGCGGAGGCGGGCGGTTGGTCTTGCCGGCTGAACGGGCACGGTGGCCGGCGGAAGGCCGGGGGTTCTGAATGGACCAGCACCTCAGAGTGAGAATGAATAAGTGTCCTAAAATCAACAACTTGCAAGCCAAAGTTAAAGTAATACTTGAAGTGGCTTGCGGCCCATCGCCTTTTCTCTGCCGGACACAGGACTTCGGGGCAGGTGACGCCAGCGAGCGCGAGTTAACAAGTCCTGTATTTTCAGCAAGATGCAGCCACAACTTCAAGTACCGCATGGGGTTGTTTCCGGCTGGTTCTGGTGTGCCAGCATTATCAGCAGCTTGCCGTGGAATTGCGATGTGCTACTTTAGGTTTGGCTTGCAATCTACTGATTTTAAAGGGTTTACGTGTTGCAGAATTGTGCTGGTTCTGGCTTGCCTGTATTATCATCGGCTTGCGGTTGGATTTGTGTGTGTTACTTTAAGTTTGGCTTGTAATTTACTGATTGCAATGGAGTTAGGCGTTGCAGAATTTTGCGGGCCACGTGGCCTTGCCTCTGGCCATTGGCGTGCTACGATGTCTGAGTTGGAGGGATCATGAGATACATCCTCAACAGCGCTGTTGTTACTTCGCCCGGCGACTACCGCTATACGCTTCTGACCGTCGATGAGGCCAGATCGTGGGTGTGCGATGGGCCGTATTTGTCCACGATGGGGTATCAAGAGACGGCGGAGCTGGCGCAGGAGATCCTCGGAGTGCCCGTGCCCATGAACCGGGTGATGATCCGGATGGAGCCCGGCGACGAAGCGCTGGTGGTGCGGATTAATCTGCCGCCGGGCAGCCCGAGGCTGAACCCACGCGACAAGGGCCGGCTGCGGGAGGTGCTGCGTCAGCAGCAGATCGAGATCGGACTACTGAAGAGAACGGCGTAGTCTTCTTGTAATACGCTGATGCTGCGGCATTTTTGTCTCTTGACACACAATGGCGGTCATTGTATATTGTGGGGGGAGGAAAAAATGAGAGCCTACACTCCAACCCGTTACGAGATCGTGGCACAAAAGGACGGCGTCGCGCTTCTGGTCGCATACACCAGCCGCCGGAGCCTGAGAACGCTTGTGCGGGCCTGCCAAGCTGTCGGACGCGATCTTCTGGCGGCTCTTGGTGGCCTGCCTGAGGATTCGGTGATGACACGGCGCAGCGGGGAGATTGCGCTGGACCTATCTGGTTGGACCATCCGATACTCGGGCCGAACACAAAGAGAGGCGGAACTCGAGGGGGAACTCCCTTGGGTTCGGGATCTGGCAAAAAAGCGCTTGACATGCCCTGTCGGATAGGGCATAATGAGCGCATGGAGGAAACGATGCTATACAGGACATGCAAGATCGAAAAGTTCATGGAGGTGCGTCCGTGAAGCGAGATCCGGTGATTCACCTCCCCATACCCGGAGTGACTCGCGGTCTGGTCGGACTCGCGCGCTGCGGTCGCGTTGTCACGTGGTGGAGCGGGGACCACCAGCAGACGCTCCGCGATTTTGCGCGAGATTCAGCCCGCGGGGACACCGCGGGCTACTGTCGGGCCTGCATCAGAGCGCTGGTGGCCACTCGCCGCCGGCGCGCCAAGAGCAAGATCGGACGAGGATGAGCATGAACCTAGACTTTCAGGAAGTGGTTAAGCGCGCCAAACAAGCCGCAGCCTACAGGGAAGTCATGGAGGATCTCGAATCCATGAGCGGATGGGATGATTTTGTCCGCCACCCGAAGGCTCATGATTTGGCCTGCTGGTATGCCAGACGTATCGCCACGGGGCCTGTGCCAGACCTGGAACCGATCATCGCGCGGGATGCCGCCGCTGCGTGCGAGTACGCCAGAGACATCCTGCGCGCAAGGTTTCCCGAAGCGGAGCCGACCATCGCCGCGCACCCGGATTGGGCGTGCAACTACGCCCGAGAAATTATTGGCGGGCTGTGGCCGGAGGCGGAGGAAGCCATCGCCAGCCAACCGGGATCTGCATACTACTATGCCCGCAACCTCATCCGGGGACGCTGGCCAAACGGTGAACCAGCGGTTTCCCGGAGCCCGCGCTACTCGTACTGCTACGCCAGAGACATTATCCGTGGCCGCTGGCCGGAGGCTGAGCATACCATTGCTCAGGACTGCATTTACGCGCTTCAATACGCCCGGGATGTGATCAAAGACCGCTGGCCGGAGGCAGAACCCGTGATTGTTAAAGATCCACTTCAGGCGTACTTCTATGCTCGTGAGGTCCTGAAATGCAGTCCGCGGGAGGCGCGAAGGGGCTTCCTTCCGAAGCCGCGTCAAGGGGCGCGGCGCTGATAAGATCCTGCTTGACACACTATGCCAGATAGTGTATGATGCAAGCAGCGGGAAGCCGCAAAGAGGAGGAAAGATGAACTTAAGCTTTCACGATGCAGTTAAGCGCGCAAGGGACGCCGGAGCCTGCCGGGAGGTGGTCCGAAAGCTGGAAGCCATGACCGGCTGGGACGAATTCGCCCGGCATCCGATGGCCCCCGATTGGGCCTGCTGGTATGCCATCCGTGTCGTCAGGCAGCCCGTGCCCGACCTGGAGCCGATCATCGCGCGAAACGCCAGAGACGCTTATATGTATGCCGAGGGCATTCTCCGCCGCAGATTCGAGCCTGGAGAGCCCGCCATTGCAACCAGATCAACCTACGCCTATTACTACGCCCGCGACGTGATCCGCGCCCGCTGGCCGCAAGGGGAGCCGGCAATTGCCCGGAGCGCGGTGACGGCATCATTGTATGCTATTGACCTGATCGGAGGAAGGTGGCCCCAAGCCGAGACCACCATCATGAAAGATCCCGGATCAGCATGTTTGTATGCTCGGCAGGCCATTCGGGGCCGCTGGCCGGAAGCGGAGCCGGTCATCGCCAGCGAGCCTTGGGCTGCTATGATGTACGCCCGAGAGGTTCTGCGGTCTAGATGGCCCGAGGCAGAGCCCCTGGTTTCTCGGGAGCCGGAGTCGGCCTTCCACTACGCTCGGGATGTGATCGGCGGCCGCTGGCCGGAAGCCGAACCGGTCATCCTGTCGGATGACGACTACGCCTGGCGTTATGAGCACGAGGTTTTAGAGAGAGCTGAACCTTAACGGTCAGCGGCAAACCGCAGAGAGAGGAGGAAAGAACATGGAATTTCACGACGCAATCGCGCGCGCCCGCCAAGCCGGAGCCTGCCGGGAGGCGCTTGAGGCTGTGGAGTCTATGAGCGGCTGGAATGAATTCGCACTCCATCCAAGGGCCGCAGAATGGGCCATGTGGTATGCGTCCAACGTGATGCAGGACCGTGTCCGGCGGCTGGAACCGATCATCGCGCGCCATCCTGAGTACGCCTACCGCTATGCCAGTGAAGTGATCCGCGCCCGCTGGCCTCAGGGGGAGGCGGCAATCGCCAAGGACGCGCAGTGGGCGTGGCGATACGCCAAGCACGTGATCGGCGGACCGTGGCCTCAGGCGGAACCAGCAATCTCCCAACATCCTGAGTGGGCGTGCTGCTACGCCGTTGATGTGATCCGCGCTCGCTGGCCCCAAGGGGAACCGGCGATTGCGCGCAACCCATACTACGCTTACTACTACGCACGAAAAATTATCCGCGCCCCCTGGCCGGAGGCGGAGCCTGTCATGGCCCAACATGCGCAGTGGGCTTACTGCTACGCCCGCGACGTGATCCGCGGGCGGTGGACTCAAGTGGAGGCAGCCATCGCCAAGCATCCGCATTGGGCGTACTGCTACGCTCGGCACGTGATTGGCGGCCGCTGGCCAGAGGCGGAACCGGTCATTGCCAGAGATGGGTTCGCTGCGCACTACTACGACTGCACAGTTCGAGGCGTTTTAGGCCGCAAGGAGGAGGAGAAATGACTGACGAGTTGATCACTGCATTCGGCCCCGATATCCCCATGCAGGAAATCGCGGCCGCGCTCTGGTACTACGACCGCGGCGAGATCGAGGACATCATCGAGCTGGCCAACACGGACATACAAGAGGCCTGCCAGCGGCTGATGCAGGCAAAAAAAGAGGCCGATGAAGCGTTCGGCGAGGGCTGGCAGGTTGTCGAGACCGTCAGCCCAGAAACACCGTGGGCCGTGGAAAAGCGGTTGTGGGACATGGATTTGTCTTGTGGTCGAGACGGCGCGGTGACGTATTGGTTGGTGCCCAAGAGGAGGCTCCGCCGGGTGCAGAGGCTGCTGGACAAGTGTTAGTCTGGGCAGATCTGAGCCCGTGTAACCAGAGGTCCTTGACACGCGTTGCCAGATATAGTATATTGAGGATGCGGCAATAGGCCGCAGAGGAGGAAGAGACATGGAAAACACGATCATTGATCAACTTCGCGCCGTGATAAAGGCGCATCAGGACTCGCTGGCTGCACTCCGCGAGCGCATTGCCGACCTGCTTGATCCAATCCCCGTGGGGGTGACCCTTTCAGACGCCGACGGCGAGGTCTGCCGGATCGTCCCAGTCTGCACGGGGGCCTCCCAGTGGGCCAATCGCACGTGGGATGTCACCATACGCGGAAAGGGCGCGCTGAGCCCACAGGGAAAGCTGATCTGCGAGTGGCTCAAAGACGCGTATTGGGACGGCAATAACTTACACCGCCGGAAGACCGAGGCTACGTGTAGCTACGAGCGCGGCGAGATCGGCGATGAACTCCAGTGGCTCTCAAGCCGTGAAACGCGCGCTCTGGCTGTGCGACTGCCGGCCGCAATTGCCAAATACATGCAGGAGTGCGAGGAAGAGACCAAGGCCAACCACGCGACGCTAGCCCGCTGATCACCATCCCACGCCCCCGGACCGCCGGCGAGCGGTCCCGGGGGCTTTGTTTTTTCTGGTGCAGCCGAATCTTGACAAGCCATGCCGGATATAGTATTATGAGGATGCGGCGCAAGCCGCAGAGAGAGGAGGAAGAGACGATGGAGCCTATGGACATGATGAAAGAGCTGGCCAGCCGGGTGGCTGCTGGGCAGACCACGATTGACGCGCTTGCCGCTGAGCGCGGCTGGCGGATCATCGAGGACTGGAGGGAGGGCCGCTGCGTGCTGCCGGAGCCCCCGCTGTGGTGTGTCGCCGATGAAGGCGGTGTCTGGCCGTGCCCGGATGCCCGGACGCCGGAAGAGACCGCTCGGGAGTACCTCTACGGGGCAGACTGGATCGAGCCCAGCTCGCGCACCCAGTGGGCGAACGTCACTGTATTCCGCCCGGCGATAGACGCCGATGGGTTCCTCTGCCGGGTGGACGACCAGATCGTGAAAGTCAGCATCCACCCGGACGAGCCCCCCTGCGTGGACGACGACGACCATGATTGGCGCGCGCCACACGAGATCGTAGGCGGCTGCGAGTCCAATCCGGGCGTTTGGGCGAGCGGCGGCGGAGTCATGATCGTCGAGGTCTGCGTCCGCTGCGGGTGCGGGAAAATCACGGATACATGGGCACAAGACCCGCAGGATGGGACGCAGGGACTTGAGAGCGTGGAGTATCAGCCCGGGCGCTATACGGACAAGCTGAGGAAGCGGAGGAACCGAAAGGCTCCATCACAGGAGGTAAAGTGATGATTTTACGAGACCTATTGGCCCTGCGCAGGGCCATCCAGAGCCTGACCGAGTCGACTAGGGCCACGCTCGTCCTTGGCGGCGTGGCCGCCCACCTCGACGGCCGGCGTAGTCCCTACGTCTCGGGCCGCCGCGTGGAGTACCAATGCGCCGTCGAGGTCGACGGCGCGAAAAACCTCAGGTATCAACTGGCGTTTTCGGGGCCCACGGCCCGGCCGGAGCCCCTCGAGGGCTACGAGCATGAGTGGCGCGCCCTGGTCGTCCCGGAGTCCCTGCTCACACCGCTCCGGGATGAGTTCATTCTCTATTTCGGCCGGGCACCGTGGAGCCCCGGCTGCGGACTGGTGCACGTCTGGGTAGCGGTGCGGGTGCTCGAGGGATGGGAGTCCGATGGCCGCCCGCGGTACAGGTATGCGCCAGCAGACCAGCCGGAGCCTGGCCTCGTACTCCCGCCGCTCTGCCCGCCGCCGCCGAGCTGGCCAGCAGCTCAGTGAGCCCACCCGCCTGATGAGGCCGGGGGGCGGCCCCCGGCCCCTTCCCGGGGCCGGGGCTCCGATTTTTTTGCCCATTTTTTTCGCGCGGGGGGGGCTTGACATGCCATGCCTGCCATGCTATAACTTAGGCATGGCGCACCTGGCGCGGAGAGGAGGTGAGAAAATGATGACCCGTGAGCTATTTCTCGAAGGCCTCCGCCGGTGGCAGGAGTCCGCGCCCGAGGAGTCGCTGATAACAGCGGTGCGCTTCAACGAGTGGTCCAATGACGGGCCCACAAAGATGGCCCTATACCCCGGCCATCTTGTCGGTTCGCTGAGGACCCGCGGGCGCGAGGTGGAGGTCTCATTTCTGCGTGGCCCCGATGGGAACCTCATCGATGTCTGCTCTTGGTGCGGCCCCCGGGCTGCCTGCCGGCACGCCGCCGGGCTCGCGGAATGGGCCTTGAAGGTCCAGCTCGCGCCCGGAGCGTTGGCCAACTGGCCCGTCACAACTTTCTGATCCCAGCCCCCTGCAATGGGGGCTTCCGGAAGACCTAATTCCCGGCCCCCGGGCCCCGTCGATGGGGCTCCGGGGGCTTCGACTTTCTTGGCGGCAATCCGCCGCCGCGCCAAGCCCAATCCCTGCCGGCATCCCGCAGCGTGAGCCCCAAAAAAGCAAAAGCCCCCTGCCCCGAGAAGGGGCAGGGGGCTATGGTCTCTCGGAAGCCCCCCCTTTTAGGGGGGGGCGGGCCTACCCGTCCCAGTCCTCCGGGTAGGGTGCATACAGCCTTACGAGAAAGTACCGGATCTCGGCCCCGGGAGGCAGGGCGGTTGCCCCCTCAGGGAGCCGCGGGCCAGTGTACTGCGCCACAACCAGCGAGTCCCCCGGCTCGAGCGAGATCGAGGTCCGGTTCACCTCGACCTCCAGACCTAACTGCGAGGCGATCAACCGGGCAGTGTCCGCGTGGCCGACCGCGGACACAAAGCCCTCGGATAGAAGGGCCTTGGCGTTCTGCGGATGAACCGGGAAAACACTGAAGTTGTGCACGAAGCCCCCTTGCGGGAGCATGTTGAGCGAAAAGGCGTTTGTAAGGTATCTCATGCCCTAATCGTACACTGATAGCTAGCGCATGTCAAGCCCCAATCCCTGCCGGCTGCCCGCCGCGCTCGCGGCGCGCGCCCCGCGCGACGCCGCCCAACCCACACCCCACACGCGTCCCGCGCGCCAAGCCCGATGCCGCCGCCCCCCCACACCCCCCATTTAAAAAAGGAAGCCCCCCCGCCCCCTAAGGTTTACCGATCTTTTTTCTCGGCCACTTTTTCAGAAACCGATTCACGGACAAAGCCAGCCATAGCACGTAAAACACAAGCGTTACCTTAGATCCATGACCCCCAGTACCAAACCACAGAATCCACCTGAACTTTCGTCGCCAAGTCATTGATTCCACTGCAAATAAAAATCTTGACAATTCACCTTCACGGTGCTATAAAATTGGCTTATACATAGCGGTAGACTCCGCTCCGCCTGGCGCCGGGTGGGATAGGCCGACCGAACCGGCTAAAGTTCGGGCGCAGAAATATGTACGCTAGGCGTGTTCGAATACTGGCGAGCCGGGCGGTTCAGCGGACGGTGAGGGTTGTACATGCGGACGAGGCTGAGCGTCTGGTTAAGGCTGGATATGCGAAGCCCGAGTGGGTAGATGGTGGAGTGATCCGGGCGGTGGCACTGACTGTGGGGAGCGGCGGTTCTGGTTTGTTGGCGCCGTATTCGACGGCGATTTGGCAGGAGCTTAGGCGCGGGGACGAGGTAATTGGGCACGCTTGGGCGATGAAGTTTGTGAGTGAGGGGGAGTCATGGGTATTATAGAGTTTCCGTTCTCTCCGCAGCGCAACACAGAGGCGGCTCCGGCCTCTGCGATTCCTCCTTCTCCCTCCTCTCAACCTCCTCGTCTAGGGGGGCAGTCTGAGGCTGCCCCCCGCGCTTTTAGTGCGAAGGACATGGAGGAAGCGGAGGAGATAGTGGCGTGGCTGGTGATTCAGTATGGGGTGCCGGAGGGGGGTGGGAGATACCATTCTGGGTATTTGACTGCGATGGCGGACGCGATGCGGTGGCTGGCATCGCGGGGCAAGGCCGAGATGGTGAAAGACGGTCCTGGGCGGAACGTAGTGATTCGGATACCTTGGGCTGAGGATCTTTGTTGAAGGCGCGGGGTAGCGCAGCGGTAGCGCGGCGGACTCATAATCCGCAGGCCGTGGGTTCGATTCCCACCCCCGCAACCAGGTTTAGATGCAGAGAAGGCCGCGTCTTACAGAAAACCAGATTGCGCAGCAGATAGTGGATTATCTGCGGCTGCGCGGCTGGCGGGTGCATCGTCTGGAGGCGGACTTACGTGGTCCGAAGGCGCGGGTCAAGAGGGAGGAACCCGGGACTCCGGACTACATTGCGGTGCGGACCGCGACGGGGGTTGCGTCTTTTGTGCGCGGTTACGATGTGGTCTACATCGAGGTCAAGCGTCCTGGCGCGAAGTTGCGTCGCTCGCAGGAGATTTGGATTTCTCGGGCGCGGGATGAAGGTTGGGACGTAGTGGTGGCGACTGGCGTTGAGGACTTGATTAACTCTGGTTATGGACTTTGAGAGAACGACGGTACAGCCCAGATACGTGTACGACTATCAGGGGGAGGTGAGGGCGGCGGCGGCTGAGCGCGCCGAGTTGCTGATTGGGGCGGCCAAGAGGCTGCCACGACCGCAGCGGCTGATGGTGTTATTTGAACTGGAGGATTGGCCGCCGGAGAAGATTCAGCGGTTTCTGGGGATGTCGAAGAGCGCCTATTACCGGAACCGCAGCGAGGCGCTGGAGCAGATGAGGGCGCTTTTAGCGGAGAAGGGGGTCACGGAATCATGGCAAGTTCTTTGATTTCAGAGAGTTGATGATATGCCTGCAAAGACAGCGAAGCAGTACCGGCTCATGGCGGCCATCGCGCATGGGGCGAAACCGAAGGGTGGCAGGGGGCCAAGCCGGGAGGTGGCCAAGGAATTCGTGAAGGAGACCCCGCCGGCCAAGAGGCGCGAATTCATGGCGCAGCTCAAGGGGCGGGGCAAGCGCAGGTGAAGCAATGCCGCGCAAACGTGAGACATACGCCAAGACTGCGCTGTTAGAGGACAGCGACGATGAAATCCGCGAACTGGAAACGCGGCAGATGGCCCGCGGGAAGTTGCGCCAGAGGGCGTTCTTGGCGGCGTTTCGTGAGACCGGCTCGGTTACGGTGGCGGCTCGCGCCGCGCGGGTTTCCAAGAATGCGCATGTCAAATGGATGAAAGATCCGGAGTACGCCGCCGAGTTCGAGAAGGCGCGTGCCGAGGCCGCACAAAGCCTCGAAGACGAAGCCGTCCGCCGGGCGCGAGAAGGCTGGAAGGAACCGGTTTTTTATCGGGGGAAGATTTGCGGTTATACGCATCGGTACTCGGACCCCTTGCTTATGTTCTTGCTGAGGGGCTGGCAGCCGGCGCGCTACAGGGATCGGACCGAGATCAGCGGACCCGAGGGCGGCCCGATTCGGATCGACCAGAAGGTGGTGGCGCTGGCTAAGGTATTGACGGTAGATGAGCTCAACGAACTCCGTTCTCGACTTGAGGCTGTCGATAGCTGATATCGACGCGGCGATTCAGTGGAGACGCCAGCACAGGATACTCGATTACTACCCGGACAGGGGCTCGCTGGCGAGGGAGAAGTACGTGAAGCACATGGCGTACTTCGCCGCTGGCGGAAAACATGAACCCGTCGAGGGCGCCTGCCCCGAAGGATGCTCCGGGGAACCGCACCGGGAGAGGCTGTTTCTGGCGGCCAACCGCGTTGGCAAGACCGAGGGAGTCGGCGCCTATGAACTGACCCTTCACCTGACCGGGGATTATCCGAAGTGGTGGCCCGGCAGACGCTTCGACCGCCCCATCACCGCTTGGGCCGCCGGCCAGACAAACAGCACCACCAGGGACATTCTCCAGTCCAAGCTGCTTGGACGGATGGTCCGGCAGCCCGGCGATTCGCCCAATGAGGCGATTGGCCTTGGGACCGGAATGATCCCCGCCGACACCATCATCACCATGCGGCCCAAGGCTGGAATCCCCAACGCCATTGAGACCGTCTGGGTGCGCCACGTCTCCGGCGGAGCCTCAACGCTCGTGTTCAAGAGCTACGAGCAGGGCGTCGAGGCTTTCATGGGAACCGAGATTGATTGCGTCTGGTTTGACGAAGAACCACCAGAGGACGTGTATTTCGAGGGACTCGTCCGAACCATGCAGACGTCCCGCTTCGGCGGCGGCCTGGTTATGGTCACCTTTACCCCCCTGATGGGATGGACCAACGTCGTCCGCCGCTACCTGGATGACGCCGAACGCAAGGCCGGACACAGGTTTGTCGTGCAAGCCGGATGGGACGACGCTCCACACCTGTCCGAAAGCGAAAAGGCTGACATGGCCTCCAAGCTCCCGCCGCACCAGCGGGACGCCAGAAGCAAAGGCATTCCGAGTCTGGGGTCGGGCGCCATTTATCCGGTGGAAGAGTCCAATCTGATCGTCGAACCGTTCGATATCCCAGAGACGTGGCCGCGCGGCTTTGCGATGGATGTCGGCTGGAACCGCACAGCCGCAGTCTGGGGCGCCCTGGACCGCGACAACGACACCCTGTACATCTACAGCGAGTACTTGCGCGGCGACGCCGAACCATCCGTCCATGCCGCCGCAATCCGCGCCAGAGGGGAATGGATACCCGGCGTCATCGACCCCGCCGCCCGTGGCCGCAGCCAGGTGGACGGTCGCAGCCTCATGGAAATGTACCAGCAACTTGGCTTGAAGCTCGAACCCGCCGAGAATGCGGTCGAGGCCGGCATCTACGAGGTCTGGATGCGCATGTGCTCCGGGCGCCTGAAGGTCTTCAAGAACCTCAATCATTGGCTTGAGGAACTCCGCCAGTATCACAGGGACGACAAGGGGCGCATCGTCAAACAAAACGACCACCTGATGGATTGCACAAGGTATTTGTGCATGTCGCTGGACCGCATGAGCGCCAAGCCGCAGGCCAAGACTCCGGTTATGGTCATGGCCTATCCCCACGAAGCCTCTTGGATGAACTGACCGAAAGGAGAAAAAGTTATGCCCCAAATCGTAATCGCTAAAGCATCCGCCCCGCTGGACAGTGGCCGGATTGAGGCCATCCACATCGACGCAGCCGCAAACGGCTACGTCTTGCGCGTTTATCGTGCAGGCTCCGGCCCGGGGAACAACGAGGTCTTCCAGGGCAAAGAAGAATTGCTCAGCCGCTTGTCGGAGATCCTGGACGGGACTAAGCAGGGCAAGGCAAAGGCTGCCCCTCCCCAGGAGGAAGAGCCCGAGGAACTCGAAGAAGAGGAACTCGAAGAAGAGGAATAGCCCATGAGCGTCTTCCAGCAGGGCGCCGAGGACCTGGTCATCGTCAGGACATCGCCAGAGAACCCTGAGCCTGACTCGCGGGCCTCCGATGAAAGCCTCATCCGCACCGCCTTGGACCGTTGGCGTCTCGCAGATGAGGCCGAACGGGAGATCCGGCTCAAGGCGATGGAGGATCTGCGCTTCTTTGCCGGAGACCAGTGGCCAGCCGAGATCCGCGAACAGCGGGCCATCGCCGGGCGCCCTTGCCTGGAATTGAATCGCCTGCCAGAGCTGGTTTCCGTCATCGTCAACCAGCAGCGGCAGGCCAAACCCCAGATCCAAATCAACCCTCGCGGCGGCGGAGCAACCCTTGAAATGGCACAGATCATGCAGGGCTTGGTCCGCCACATCGAGGTCAGCTCCGACGCCGAGAGAGCCTACGACTGGGCCTTCCAGTATGCCGTCATCTCAGGCTTCCCCGGCTACATCAGGGTGATCACCGAATACGTGGACGCCGACACCTTCGACCAGCAAATCCGCATCAAGCGCGTCCTGAACCCGTTCTCAATCTACATGGACCCCGGCGCCCAAGAGATGGACGCCTCCGATGCTAAGTGGTGCCTCGTCGTAGAGGACATCAGTCACGACGAGTTCAAACGGCGATACCCGAACTCCGAATTGGCGGGCCTCCGCTCCATGTCCAGCCTGGGAGACAGAGAACCAAACTGGTTCACCCGGGAGTCCATCCGCATCGCCGAGTACTGGCACATCGAGACCGTCGAGCGCACCCTCGTCGCCCTGTCCGACGGCTCCGCCGTCTTCGAGGAAGACCTCACCCCGGATGCATCCATCGCCGTCGGACCCGATGGACCTATCCGCCGCACCGTTCAGGTTCCCCAGGTCTACTGCGACATCATCAGCGCCGCCGAGGTCTTGGAGCGGCACCTCTGGCCCGGACGCTACATTCCAATCGTTCCGGTCATCGGCGAAGAACTCTACCTGGATGGCAAACGCATCCTGTCCGGCATGGTCCGCTTCGCCAAGGACGCCCAGCGGCAGTACAACTACTTCCGCTCCGCCTTGGCCGAAGCAATTGCCTTGGCTCCCAAGGCGCCGTTCGTCGCCGAATGGAGCCAGATCGAAGGCTTTGAGGAAATCTGGAAATCCGCCAACCGCAACAACGTGGCCGTACTTCCATACCGGGCCGTAACCTCCGGCGGACAGTTGGTCCCCCCACCCCAGCGGCAATTCGGGGAGGCCGCCATTGGGCAAATCGCCGCCGCCATCCAGTTGTCTGACCAAGACTTGAAGGCCACCACCCGCATCCGGGAACCGCTCATCGGCCTCAGCTCCGGCGAACAGTCCGGAAGAGCAATCCGCCTGCGTCAAGCCCAAGGAAGTCTGGCGAACTTCGCCTACATGGACAACTTGGCCCGCTCGATCCAGCACGTGGGCAGGATTATCGTTGACCTGGCCCCGAAAATCTACGACCGCCCAGGCCGTCTCATCCGCATCATAAGGCCGGATTCAACCAGCGTGGTCATACCGCTTAAGCAGCAGGTCCAAGAGCGCGAAGGCGTCATCAAGTTTTATGACCTCTCTTCCGGCACCTACGACGTGACGATCAGCGTCGGCCCCGGCTACGAGACCAGACGGCAGGAGTTCGTCGAGAGCGTGATGCAGTTGATTCAAACCGCTCCGCAGGTCGCCCAGTACATCCTGCACTTGGTCGTTCGCAACATGGATTGGCCCGGCGCAGAACAGATCGCAGAGCAACTCGAAAGGTTGCTGCCTGCCCACCTGAGAAGCCAAAAGCCGGATGAGGATGGTTCTGGCGGCGCAGAGTTGCCGCCCGAGTGGAAGGAAAAGTTCGCTCAGCTCATGCAGCAACACCAGGCCCTCACCGAACAGCTCAATGCGGCCAAGGAAATCATCAGCAACCGCCGCATGGAGATCGAAAGCCGGGAGCGGATCGCGGCGCTGCAAGAGCAAACCAAGCTCATGATCGCCGAGCTTAAGGCGCAAAGTTCGGAGTCTATCGAACGGCTCCGCCAACAGGTCGCTTCCATCGACCAGAAGCTCAACGCTTTTGAAAAGTATGGCCTAGCGGCCGGCCAGTAGAGTAGACCGCGCAAACCCCAAGGGAGAATACATGTCGGTAACCGTAAGCAGCACAACGGACAGTCCAGAGCAGATCCAAGACGCTCTGGCCCACTACGGAGAAAAAACCTCCGAGGTGGAAATCATTCAAACCAAAGCGACGCCCGAGCCGCAACCGGGCGCCGAACCGTCCGCGCCTGCCGAACCGGAACCTCCAGAGGCGGGCATAACCGCCGGCGAGCCGGACACGCCGGAAGACCACGACCAGGGCGTTCAGCGCAAGCCCAGAAAGCCCAAGAAGGGCATCGAACAGAGATTCAGCGAGCTAACCAAGGCGCGGCGCGAAGCAGAGCGCCAAAGAGACGAACTGAAGGCGTACCTTGAGGAACTGCGCAACGAACTCCGCGAGCTGAAGCAAGGGAGCAAGCCTGCCGAAGCAACCCAGCCCAGCCAGCCGCCGCCGGAAACCAAGGCGGCGCAACCTGTCGCCGAACAGGACAAAGAGCCCCAGCTTGAGGACTTTGACACCTATGAAGAATGGGTCAAAGAGCATCAGGCATGGCTGGTCCGCAAGGAGACGGCGCCGCTCCGCTCCCAAGTCGAGATTCTCCAGAAGGAACTCGAACGGGAACGGAGCAAACAACAGCAAGCGGAGCTGGAAGAAAAGCGACGGGCCGAGATTGAGGCCTGGGAAAAGCGAATCGCGCAAGCCAAGGCCAAGTACCCCGACTTCGATGAGGCTATTGAAGCCGCAGACAAGTCCGGCGTGACCGTCACCGGCGCGTTCCAGCAGGAAATCCACAACTCGGAATACGGACCCGAGATCGCCTATTGGTTGGCCAAGCACCCAGATGAAGCGGCTCGAATCGCGGAACAGACAGCCGTTCCCGAAAACCCCACGCCGCAACAGATCATGGCCGCCCAGAGAGCGGCGGCCAGAGAAGTGGGGAGAATCGAAGCCCTTCTCGCCTCTGGCTTGACGAGAACCCCCGGTAAACCGTCAACCCGGCTGAGCAGCGCACCGCCGCCAATCCGCCCCGTAAGCACAAAAACCGCCGGCGGAGTCGTCGATCCCGAATCCATGACTCCAGCCGAATACATGCGGTGGCGAGATCAGCAGCGTGGCGGCTGACGGCCACAACCGCCGCTCTATGCGGCAGAAGGAGTTTTGACGCATGGCGAACACCCTTCTCACCATCTCGATGATTACCCGCGAGGCGCTGTATGTCTTGCGGAACCAGTTGTCTTTTGCCCGCCGGGTCCGGCGCGACTATGACGACAGCTTCGGAATCGAGGGCGCCAAAATCGGCGACACCCTGAATGTCCGCAAGCCCCCCCGTTACCTGGGCCGCACCGGTCCCAACCTCTCCATCGAGGACGCGACCGAAACCAGCGTGCCCGTCGTTCTCAACCAGCAGGTCGGAGTGGACATCAGCTTCACCTCCAAGGACCTGGCGTTGAGCATCGACGATTTCAGCGAGCGCTTCATTCAGCCCGCTGTGGCCGCTATCGCCAACAAGATCGACGCCGACGGCCTGCAACTCTACAAGCAGGTGGCCGACTACGTTGGCACTCCCGGCGCCGTCCCTAACTCGCTCATGACCTATCTTCAGGCAGGAGTAAAGTTGGACGACAACGCTGCTCCGATGGACGGCAATCGCTACATCACCATCAACCCCTTGATGCAGGCCACCATCGTCGATGCCCTCAAGGGCTTGTTCCAGAGCTCCGAGGAAATCCGCAAGCAGTACCTCAAGGGGCGCATGGGAACCGCTGCGGGCTTCGAGTGGGCAATGGACCAAAACTGCCCCTCCCATACCGTCGGAAACGTCGGCGGCACGCCGCAGGTCAACGGCGCCAACCAAACCGGGAATACCCTGATCACGAATGGATGGACCTCTGGCTCTACCCTCAAGGCCGGCGACATCATTACGATCGCCGGCGTCAACAAGGTCAATCCGCAGAACCGGCAGGATGTCGGCTACCAACAGCAGTTTGTGGTCACCGCAGACGCGACCGCAGACGCCAGCGGAAACATGACCATCAACATTTACCCGGCAATCACCCCGAGCGGCGCATTCAAGACCGTCACGGCGTCCCCGGCGCACAATGCCGCCATCCAAGTCTTCGGCAAGCCCAGTACAAACTTCAGCGATGTGGCCGGCAAGACCTTCCGTGAAGGCTTGGCTTTCCATCGGGACGCCTTCACTCTGGCCTGCGCTGACCTGCCCCTGCCGCAAGGCGTTGACATGGCGGCTCGCGTGAGCGACAAGGAACTGGGCCTGTCTATCCGCATGGTCCGGGCCTACGACATCAGCACCGACAAGTTCCCCTGCCGCTTGGACGTGCTGTACGGCTGGGCCGCCCTACGGCCCGAACTGGCTTGCCGCATCGGAAGCTAGCTCCGCTCCCTCGCTTGAACCATAACCTTTCCGCCGGGCGGGGCGTACCCCCGCTCGGCGGACCGAACACCATGAAAGAGCACCTCTGGACCCTCGGCGGTTACGTATTCAAGAAATACCCAGTTTTCGGATTTGTGTGGGTCGTTCCTGTGTTTCCGGCAGGGCACACGCCCCTGATCGTATTTACCTCAATGAATTGAGAAACGAACATGCAATACCCCAAGTGGAAGTATCACCGAACAAAAGAACCGGTCATTGTCCATGACCCAGAGCAAGAAGCGGCCCTCGGCCCTGGATGGTACGAGAGCCCGGCTGACGCCGAACGTGAGGCCGAACGTGAGACTGAACGTGAGGCTGAACCTGTGTCTAAGATCGAACCCGTCCCTGGGCCTACGGTCCAGACTCCCGTTGTCGCCCAGGTGGACTCCGCGGGCGAGCAACAGTCCCGCAGGCGGAGGGCGCGGCTGCAATGAACAAGGCGACCGTCTCGGCGTGGCTGAAACAGCATGAGGGCGTAGTCCCCTGGATGTATCTCGACACCGCCGGAGTCGTTACCGTCGGCGTCGGCCATGCCCTAGAAACAGAAGAGGATGCGGCATCGCTTCCGTTCAGGCTTAAAGACACCGGAGAACCAGCGCACGAGAGCGTCATCCGAGCCGATTGGCGGGCGGTCAAGGCCGCCCAGCCCGGCCTCTTGGCCGAAAAGTACTCTCGCCTTACAAATACGATCTTGAGCAAGGAGCATATTGACTGGCTCCTGGACTACGACATTGAGAAGCATTGGGTTTCGCTGTTGGCCCGGAGGCCAGAACTGTCCACCCTGCCAGAGCAGGCGCAGAACGTTCTGGCGGAAATGGCCTTCAATCTTGGCGTCGGGGGCCTTCTCCAGTACCGCAGGATGATCGCCTGCATGATGATCGGAGATTGGGAGCAGGCCGCCGAAGAAAGCTCGCGCCTCGGAGTAAGCCCAAAGCGCAACAACCAGACGGCGCAGTTGATCCGGGCGTTGAGCGTTGGACAAAGCGAAGGGGCAAACTCATGATCCAGAGTCCCAGAATGGTTCTGCTTCCCATGCTCTATGCGGCGATGACCGTCGTTCTGCTCCAGCTCGCCCTCCTGCTGCATGAAGCAACCAGAGCAATCAGAACCCTGCCCGACCGGATCATCGAACTCGCCAGCTCCGAGTGCCAGGCCACAAGAGAGGCCGCGCTTCAGGCCATTGCCGCACTTCAGAAAGATGCGGTCAAAGAGATTGAT